AATGCACACAATCATTCTGTAAGCAAAGTACTCCCCCCCCCCCATACTTCACACATTGATGAGTCTTCGACTCTAGTGGAGCAATGGTGCTCTACTTAATCATGATTAGGAGTATGTTATGAAACCTGTTAACTCTATCGGTATCTTTGGTGCTGTATCTTCCTCTACTGTATCTGCATTGAATGCAATTGAACGTGGTGCAGTAGCTGTAGCTAATACTGCTAACATGGCAGTAGCTCTTACTGAATGGGGTAATGAGGAGATTGAGAACCTTCGTCATCATCGTGCTATGAAGCGTGAAGTAGAAGGTGAAATCTTCCGAACCAAGTATGTAATGGAAGCAGCTAAAGAAGTAGCTGAAGTACATGCAGAAGCCAATAAAGCTATGGAGAGTGCATCTCCCGAAGTTAAAGCAGTATTTGATGCATTAGTAGCTAAGCATCTCAACAAGTAATTACTAAGCCTACTCTTCGGAGTAGGTTTAAAAATTCTAATTCACACATTACACATCAGATAGATAGTATGTACATAAACACATGTGTATCCATACATATCGCTATAACGCTCTAGGAAGCTCTACAATGAGATTAAGGGTAGAGGTAATAGGGTAACTCATGTTGATTTAATTCAATTGATTCTAGCTATGCTAGAAGACTTATACATTACTTACTTCTTAAGCTTCTCACTTCGTGAGTAATGGGTAGAAGTAAAAGGAGTATTTCAATGGCTATCATCAAATCAATCATAGGTTCTAATACAGAACCAGAAACACTTGTAGTAAACAAATACAAAGAGCCATACGATGTATACATCGGTAGAGGTTCAATATGGGGGAATCCCTTTACAATTCAAGAATATGGTAGAGGCAGATGTATAGCCATGTATGAGCAATACATACGTCAAAGACTACATCAAGAACCAGACCTATACCTTCAATTACTTGAGCTTAAAGGTAAGCGATTAGGATGCTTCTGCAAACCTAAAGCATGTCATGGAGACATACTTATTAAGCTTATCCAAGAGTACTCAAACTAATATCCTAATTTTCCTTATTTTCAATAAATATACTATAGAACACCTAAAGACTATCTAGATATTTAAAAGGGTTATTTATGGTTACTCAAATCACAGTAGCTGAATGCGTTCGATTGGAATGGGAAAGTCATTATTACTTACCATTTATTGAACGTTACAAACTAATCTCATTAATCAAAAGAATACTGGAGAACTAAATGGAATGGTGGAAAGCAGAACTAATCCAGTCAGTAATTGGAGCAATTATTGGTTTAGTTGTTGTCTATGCAATGGTTAAGTTTGGAGGAGATGAAGATGCGTAAATCATTAATCATGGGTACTAAAGCTGATGTTATTAAGATGAAAGCTAAACGTCAGATGTATAAAACAGTGACTTTTGCAGAACGTTATAGTACATCTGAACCAGTGAATCGTATTGTTACTTTCAATCATCCAATCCTTAAAACTATGTAACCCTTTTCATCACCGTCTTCGACGGTGGTGGAGTAATCCTCAAGATTCTCCTTCGTTTGTAAGAGCGACTTCGTCGCTGGTGGAATAATCCAATTAATTAACTATCGAGGTATATATCATGGCTATTCTGAATGGAAATAACGCTTCTTCTATCATCGGTGCTGCTCTGAATGGTAAAGCTACAAACAATACTCAACGTCCTCAAGCTGAAATCTTTCTGAATGTAGGTATTACTGTTCAGTTACCTAACGAAGAAGGAGAAATGGTTGATACTTTCCTGTCTCTGCCATTTGGTTTACCACTGGATACTATGAATGAATTAGTAATTCGCGGTAGTAACGCTCAATGGAATGGGCAAGCTGCTGCTCGTAATGAGTTACTGAAGGCTTTGATGAAAATGGGTGAATCTCTGGAAGCTGGTAGTGGTACAGAGTTACCTAAACTTCAGGTTCAATTATATCGTCGTAAAGCACAGGAAGAACATATTGCAAGCAACAATGCAATGTCTCAAATCCTTGCTGCATTAAGCTAATACTAATCGGGGAGCCTTCGGGTTCCCCTTTTAAATTGGAGGTAGGTATGAAGATATTAGCAGTGTTTCTATTGTTCTTATTACTGCTTAGTAATGTATTACTGGAAGTACTTGATAAGGATACAGTGCAATATCAACAACAAATGGAATGCATTAAGAAGAAAATATCTCATGGCATTCCACGTAGTTCAATCCAGTTAACAGACAGTTCTTGTAAGGTGATTAAATGAGTATCTTTATTGTAGTTTTATTTTTCTTTCTTCTTCTCCCTTCTTTTAGAAGATTAGTATTTAAAGCACTTCGTGCTCTTCTCAGAGTATTTGGATTTGTTTTATTTATTCCAGTAATTATATGTACTGTTATTTATGCATCAATAAAAGAAGCAAATCATAAAAGAAGATATTAAATAACAGCTCCCAATTAAGGGAGCTTATTAAACTATTAAAGAGATAGTCGATGAATAAAGAATTAATATTTATTCTTAGTTGCATACGTGAATCAATGTGTGATTACACAGAAGATGAATATGAAAATGATACATCTCAATATACGAAAACAGATGACTTATGTCTTGAAGTAATGCTCCATAAATGTTCTTCCTTTCCTAAAGAAGAAAAAAATTGTAATGCTTGCCTATTAACTTATAAAAATAATATTGGGTATTCATCTCAAATAACAATAGTTATTCAAAAATTAATCTAAAGATTATCAATATTGGTAGTCCAATATTAATGTCTCTTTAGATAGTTACTCGTTAATCCAAAAGGATATCAATATGTCAAAGAAACCTAAATCACTTAAACTGCAAGAAGTTAAATTAGGAGATGTTCCTGATTATTTAGTTACTTATAGTCGTGTAGACCGTATCTGGGGAGTACATATTAATGGTACTTCTGTATATATTCTTAAACGATTAGTAGGTAAAAAGTACATGTATTATGTAGGTAGTCGTTATTTTAAGACACTACGTAATGCAATATTTAGTGTTGTATTAGGAAATTCACTTCCTTTCTAGGAGAAGTATTGAACCAAGAATTAATACTTATTCTCTCATCTATAAGTAAATCAAAACTTTGGTGTAATTGTTATCCTATAGCATGTACTGGAGTACATTGTTTTCATTGCGTTTTGTATGAGGATATCCAACCTAGTATGTATATTGCTAAAATTTTAAAAATAGGTGAGAGAATACTATGAATAAAGAATTGATAGCTATTCTTAATTATATAGAATCATGTCCAAATTTGTGTATTCACCTAACTCCACATATTGCTTGTAATAATATTTCATGTACTTGTTGTCCTATGTTTAGAGTAATTAGAAGAACTTACTTTAAAGACATAGCAAAAGTAGTAGAAAGAATAGTATGAATCAGGAATTAATACTTATTCTTAAATCTCTGTGTAATATAGAAGATTACTCAATAAGAGGAATTCTATGTACAGTCATAATAGCAAAACCAAATGAAATAGGATGTGAACACATATCATGTAGTAATTGTTATTTTGTTAGAACAGGGCCTGTAAAACACGAATATAAATTAAAAATTAGAGAAACAATTGAGAACTTTAAAACAATATGAATAAGGAATTATTATTAATAATTCAATCACTAGTTAATTTAATTTATCTTTATCATAAGAATATGCTTTGTAAAGAAATAAGAGGAAAAGCTCCGAAATTACACTGTATCGGTGTAGAGTGCGCTAATTGCTATTATTCTTTGTCTTCTCCTGTAGAAAAAAGATATGGCTTAAAGATAGAAACCACCATTAAACAATTCTAATTCTCTTTGTCGCTTCGCTCCTCTGCCTTCGGCAGTTCTGGGGTAATTTCATTTAGAGGTACTTATGTTAGAAGCTCGCGGTAATATGCTTGAGATGGATTGTGATGCTCTATGCATTACTACTAATGGATTTGTTAAAAGCAATGGTGCATCAGTTATGGGTGCAGGTATTGCTAAACAAGTTCGAATAGCTATTCCGGGAATTGATAAGATTTTAGGACAGAAAATTGCTCGTGAAGGCAATAACGTTCATCCAATCATTAACCATAATAATATCTGGATAGTATCCTTTCCTGTTAAACCAATAACTGAAATCAGTAATGGGAGTAACTTCGTAAAACATAAATATTTCCCTGAAGGGACAACAGTTCCGGGATGGGCATGTAAAGCGAATATCAACTTGATAGTACGTTCCTGTCATCAGTTAGTAAAACTAGCTAATCAGTATGGTTGGCAGAAAGTATTACTACCTAGACCGGGATGTGGTGCTGGAGAACTTAACTGGAATTATGTGAAAAAGGTTATCGAACCTTTATTAGATGACAGATTTATTGTCTGTACTTATTAAAATATTTATGAAAGATGAATTAATCATCATTTTAAATGAAATATGGTCATTACCAGAATACCAAAATATACGTGGTCCTAAGGAAGAATTATGTAGAAGAATAACATGTACCGGAGTTCACTGTACAAATTGTCCTCTTGGTTATTTCTTAAAAGACGAAGATTACGTCTCTCAAATCCATAAAATATTGGAAGTCATTAATCATGAAATATGAAACTCAACTCCTGATTGAATCTATGTTCAACCGTCATCAAGAACGTGAACTCATTAGAAATGAATTAAGAAGTTCACCTGAAATTATGGAGTTAGTTAATGCTGCTGTTAGTAAAGCATTGGAATGGGTTAAAGGAGATTACTTTGAAAGTAAGAATAAACGTTTAGCTTTATTAGATACCAATATTTTAGAAGATTTTTATATTGATGTTGCTGGTTCATTGGCTCAGTTTGGTAAAGCTAAGTATACCCAAGTAGTAGGTATGGTGTCTGGGATGATAACTACTATGTCTCAGAAAGAGGCTATACGTACTGCTGGCGAGTTAATTTCATTAGCAGCTATGGTAGACCTAGTTGATGTGATTCCTGCGTCTATGAGCATTACAGGCTCTATGGAATTGGTTTCTCGTATTCAACTTGAACCAAAAACATTAGAACTGATTGACCAGTATCAGTATCTTCCTCCAATGATTGTTCCACCTGAACCAGTTAAATCAAATACTGGTAGTGGATACCTGTCTATTAAATGGGATTCGTTAATTCTTAAAAAGAATCATCATGAACATGATATCTGTTTAGATAATATCAATAGATTCAATTCTGTAGCATTTTGTCTGAATGAACGAGTTATCCGTAATATTCGAGATAATCGTAAACATCTGGATAGTGCTAAAGCAGATGAGACTGCTGATGAGTTTAAAGCACGAGTAGAGTCATTCCTAAAAATGGAAAAAGAATCTATGAAAGTATTTGCAATGCTCATCAATGAAGGAAATAGATTTTATCTAACTCATAAATATGACAAACGAGGACGTACTTACTGTCAAGGTTACCATGTCTCCTACCAAGGTAATACGTATCGTAAAGCTATTCTTGAATTAGCTGATAAAGAAATAGTACCTATTGAGGAATAATTATGGCTGAATTATCTAAACCAGAACAACTCATTAAGATTACGTTATTACTCCGTAATATTCCAAATGAGTTAGATACGCATTTTTGTAGTACTCATCCTGCATGTGAAAAATTATGTGGACCTAAACATGATAAAAGTAAATGTGCTTTATTTACATGCTCTGAAGAAGAGATTAAGAAAACTATCTTTGGATTAGATGCAGCAGGGAGAATGTTAGGAATTATCCCTGATGAATAAAGAATTAGTTTTAATCCTTAAAGAAATAAAAAGAGTATCTGAAACTTCTAAACATGGATGTACTGGTAGTAAATTTAAAGAATTATTTCGTTGTTTAAATGTATCTTGTGGAGTATGTATATTAAATAATATACAAAATCCAAAAAAGTATAATTATCAAATATTCTCTATTCCAATAAATCTATGAATAAACAATTTATTCTTATATTGGATTCAATTAGGGATTGGGCAAAATCAGAATTTTCTTGTAAGGGTGGACTGTTAACTATACGCGATACATATATAAATGAACATTTATGTGGGTATTTATGTACCTCATGCCCTATTGTTCAAGTAAGAAGTAAACAACTTTATCCCGACCAAATCATTCAAACTTCCTCTCAACTAATTAAGTGAGACTCAATATGCAACAGTTTACAGCTTTCCAATATATCAAATTAGATATTGCTAACTCTTTTGGTTTAGATAAAGAACTGTTTGATGACCGTATCAAATGGTTTGAAGAAAACAAAAATAATTTAGCTAATTTGGTAAATGATGCAGATGAACCTGCTCAATTCTACGCAGGTATGTTGGCATACCAAGATGTACTGGAAGGTAAACCAATTGGTTATTTAGTAGGTATGGATGCTACTGCATCTGGATTGCAGTGTATGGCTGCATTAACTGGCTGTAAGACTACCGCTGAAACAGTAAATCTTATTGACCCTAATTGTCGTAAAGATGCTTATACCGATGGCTATAAAGTCATGGGAGAACTACTTAATGGCAAGATTGATAAGATTGACCGTAAGGATTTGAAGGGAGCTATTATGACTCACTTCTATGGTTCTCAAGCAAATCCTAGAAGTGTATTTGGTGAAAATACTATAGAACTACAAAAGTTCTATGAAACTGTTCAAACCATTGCTCCCGGTGCAAATATGCTACGAGATGATTTAATCAATCTCTGGCAACCAAAAGCACTTCAACATTTATGGGAATTACCAGATGGCTTTACTGCTGTCGTTAAAGTAATGACCATGAAAGAAGAAAGCTTTGAAGTAAATGAATTAAATAGTTCCTTTACTCATCGTTATTGGGTTAATGAGGGTCAGGATTTTGGTTTATCACTTGCTGCTAATGTTGTTCACTCTGTAGATGGGATGGTAGTACGTGAGATGAATCGTCGTGCTAACTACGATGAAACCAAAATACAGCGTGTATATGAGCTTCTGACTGGTTCAAACAATACAGGTATTGTGGACTATACAGTAGATGATAAACAGCTTAAGAGAGCTATTGAGCTTGCTGAAAGACATCGTTTTGTTTCTACTGTGATGATTGAGTTCATTAACCATGAGAATGTACATATGATTCCTTTATGGATTAAGAACCAACTCATCGAAATTATTGAGAAGATGTTGGCTCATAAACCATATGCATTAATTGCAATTCATGATTGCTTTAAATGCCATCCTCTGTATATGAATAACGTGCGTCAGAACTACATTGATATCTTTGCTCAGATTGCAGATAGCACAATGCTTCAAGCAATTGCATCTCAAATCTCTGGTAAACGTATTCCAGTAACTAAACTGTCTAATGACCTTTCAACATACATTCGTAAATCCAACTACATGCTTAGTTAAGGAACTTCTATGTCCATTTTCACTAATGTAACTATTACCATTGACCCATTAGGTCATTACGTATCTATACCTCGTGACCGTATCCGTGATTCTTTAGGATACATTCCTCAAATTGTGGAACGTGGAGTACGTCAAGCCAAAGATGAAAAAGATGCTGGTTTCTGGATTTGGACAATTTATCAGTATGGTAATCCTCTAAATCCACCTGAAACCAAATTGAAATTTAAAGATGGTATTCTGACCTATCCAAAAGAAGAACCAAAATATCCAATAGCTGTTTATCACCTTAATAATGTTGCCGGATTAGATATCCGGTTTTGGCAATATGAACATGCTATGACTGTATATACAGTTAATGGTAAAGCAATTTTATTCGGGAGAATGGATTAATGATTAAAGTAGGTAATATGGTCAGAATGGTCTTTACTAAAGACCCAGAACAACATACATCCAATGTAATAATCAAAGGGTTATACATGGATAAAGCATGGGTAATGTATGAACAGTCAGGTAAAGATGAAATTATTGATTTAGCTGACGTAAGCTTTGGCAACCCTATTCCAGAAGAACCTGCAAATCATTCTTTTGTAGCCAGAGACTATAGTGGTAATTGGCTATATTGGGACCATAAAAAAGGTTACTGGTATGAATGCAATGACCCAACACAACACGAAGAACAAGAAGTCTCTTTACCGATTAATCAAAGCAAGCCAACTCAACCCATTTACTAAAATCTGGTTAAATGGGCGTCATTATGACGTCCATAATGTCTTTGATAAAGGGGAATATATTCAAGCTTACTTATGGACAGGCTGGGTATATTCCCCCTGCTTATTTAATAAAGAGGATTATATATGGCATTTAGTAAATTATGGAAAGCTATCCTAGTATTCACTTTTTTGTTAATTGGTAGTGCTTATAGTAAGGAACACACATTAAATCCTATATCTGAAGAAATGGATGTTCAAAGAATCCATGATGATGAAGCAGGCGTTACTTGCTGGATTTTATATGTTCCTAATACATCTAGATATCAAATGCCTGACCATTACAGTATGAGTTGTTTACCTAATACTGTAATCAAACCAGAAGCAATTAAAAAATAAATAATTAAAACTTATAACTTCATACTAAGCCTCCTTTTATGGAGGCTTTTAGTTTTATACAAATGCTTCTTATACAGGAGCATCTTTATAAAACTATGTAGGATTGGATATGAAAGTTAAACTGAAAGTACTTCCATTTAATAACACCAATATGAGCTTACCTAAACCAGCAACAGATGGTTCTGCTGGTATTGATTTACGAGCCAATACAGTTATGCCATTCGAACTTAAACCGGGAGAAACTACTCTGGTAAATACTGGTTTAGCTATCCATCTGGATGATGTTCACTATGCAGGTATGATTTTACCTCGTTCTGGGTTAGGGCATAAACATGGTATTGTGCTTGGAAATCTTACAGGTCTCATTGATAGTGATTATCAAGGGGAACTGATGGTAAGCCTCTGGAATCGCTCTACAAAGCCTTTTACTATTAATCCAGGTGACCGTATTGCTCAGTTAGTTATTGTGCCTGTAATGCAGCCTGAATTTGTTATAGTAGACTCTTTTGAAGCTACTGAAAGAGGCGAAGGTGGTTTCAACTCTACTGGAGTTAAGTGATGACTGAACCAATGAGTAAGTTTGAGCTAGAAAGACATATCCATAATCTTAAGGAATATGATTCCAAGATTGCTGGTCATGAATCTGAAGTAGTTCGTCTACAAGAAGAACGTCGAGAGTACATTAATCGACACAATCTTAACAAGATTGCAGAGAAGGTATTTCCTGCTTAAGCGCCTACGGCGCTCTCTTTGGTTATAGCTACCTTCGGGTAGCTTTTTATTTTTTGGGGAAAATGATGGCTAAAGAACCAATCTCCAAACTATGTATTCCTATTGGAGATAAATATGAAATTACCTCTAATGGGTATTCATATGTATTAGTTGAGAAAAGAACTGTTCAATCAGGAGTTAAAGCTGGGACTACTGCTTCCAGTAATGTTGGTTATTTTCAGACTTTAGGTTCTCTTGCTAAACAGTTAATTAATAAAGAAGTATGTGAAACTAACATTACTTCTTTACAACAATTAAATGAGCGTATCGAAGAACTAGGTATTGGTATAGCTCAGTTACTTGAACAACTTGTTAAACAAAATGAAGGTAAATGAAATGGCACTAACCAATGAACAAAAGCAAGCACTTGAAATTGTAGCTGACTTGATTAAACAACAAGAGAATCCTCTAGTTGTTTCGGCTGGATTGGCTTTGCTGTTTAAATTGGAAATTTCCAATATGTCTCCTCGTGAAGTATTGGAACAGATTGGTAAAGAACTTAAAGCTGAACATGACCATGATTCAGGATGTACTTGTCTTGAACGTCATCATTTCTTATTGAACGTTCTGAACAATCTGGAAAAACAGAAGTTCAATGATGAAGTTACTTATAAATTGTTGAGTACTGCTGAAGATGCTTGGGACACGTTTGAAGAACGTTATGAACGTATTCCTACTGTTACCTATACACCTTCGCAATTCACCATTCAAACTGGTGTACCGGGTATTTATTTTATTCACCCTGCTGTACAGAAGTAATTCTCGCACTTCGTGCGTCTCTTAGGAGTCATTTTGGCTCCTTTTTATTAACATCTGAAAGAGGAATTTATTATGGGTTTATTTGGTTTTGGTAAGAAAAAAGTTAGTCAGAAAGTAGAACAAATGCGAGCTACCGCTGGAAAGATGGAAAATAAAGATATCGTTGAAGCAGGTATCGCTGTAATGGTTGGTGTAGCATTTGCAGATAAATCTTGCTCTGATGAAGAAATTGAAATTCTGGAAAATATCATTGAATCTGATGACACCTTTGCAGAATGGCGTTCTGAAACTCAGGCAATGACTAATAAATGGATAAGCAAATTCCAGAAATTCCATCGTGGTGCAATGATGGATTTGGAAAAAGAATTTAACGACCTGAAAGGAGACCCTGCTGGTCAGAAACGTGCTTTGCTGTGTGGTATTGCCGTAGCAGAAGATGATGAAGGCATGGGTGCAGAAGAAAAAGCTTTTCTTGAAAAAGTTGCAGGTTGGGCAGGCATCCGTTTGGATACTTTACTGTAAATGGCACTGAAATTACGAGGAATAATAGTAGCCGTATTATTGTTCCTTGTAGTTGCTATCGACTTCACTAGTAAGGTGATGTCGATACTAGCAGACGGTGTATTAGTTGCTGCTGTAATAGCAATAATGTGGCCTGTATTTAAAAGGACTAACAATGAGTAAACCAAAAATTGAAATTGAAAAGATTGATGCTTTACGTAATGCATTTAATGCAATGTACGTATCTCATCAAGAAATATCTGTAGGTGATATTGTTATTCTACACCCTTCAGTTCCGGGAATTTTTAAAGTTCCTACTGAAGAACGTCCGGGTATCGTTACTAAATTTCTACCAAAACCAATGTATGCGTATGAAATGGCTGACGATACACGTCCAAGCCATCCTTCTTCAGCAATACAATATGATTGTGTAATCAATATCATTAATGACGATGGTGAAATTGTTCCATTCTTAATGGATTCTCGTCGCCTCCTTAAAGTTAATTAATCTATAAGCCTACTTAGTAGTAGGCTTTCATTTTTCATCTGTAAAGGTAATCCTATGCGTCCTACAGCTATTAAAAAAGCTATTGAAAGAGCTTTTGCAGCAGGACTTGTTCCTTTTATTAAAGGTAGTCCGGGTATTTGATTTTACAAGATACCCTAAGCAGTGATGCTTAGTAAAAAATCCCTTGAATTGCTGGAAACCCTTAAAGCTGAATTAACTACTGCGAGTTGAAAAACAAAGCCAATGTTTAAAAATAATTCAGATATGTAGGCAATCAGCAGCCAAGCTCCTAAGGTTTAGGATATTAAGCTATGGAGAAGGTTCAACGACTAGGCGTAAGCCGTACACTCAAGTGAGTGGAAGTGGGGGACTCTTTACAAACTTACCACCATGGAATACCTTTTGTATTTGCAAAGAAAGGTCTATGTCGTAAATGTAGTAAAGATGAAGATATAGTCTCGTCTTATGTGAAAGCATAAGCTGTTTAATAAACAGAGGGTAGCTTAACGAACTACCCTGAAGATTACGGGTAAATCTGCAATTATTCGTCAAATTGCAAAAGAAGCTAAATTATTGGTTATTGACCTTCGTTTAGGTCAATGTGACCCAACTGATTTATTGGGATTTCCAAATATTGAGAATGGACGGTCTGTATATCATCCACCAAAAGATATTCCAATTATTGGGGATGAAATTCCTAAAGGATATAACGGTTGGCTGTTATTCCTTGATGAAATGAATACAGCACCTAAAGCTGTTCAGGCTGCTGCTTAAATTAATAGGCATTTATGGGGGAAACCTCATATCTAAAGCTACTTAAAACGGGGAACTCTTAGTAGTGTATATACACTAAAGACAATCCGTTGCTAAATAGGAATTAAGATGCAAGAAGTTTGGAAAGCTATTCCCGGATATGAGAAAGAATATGAAATTTCTACTCATGGACGGATTAAGAGTTTAGATAGAGTCGTTCCTTGTAAACATGGCACTCGCCTTGTTAAAGGAAAATTATTAAAAACCTATATTAATCGAAAAGGGTATTTAATTGTTACTTTATCTAAAGAAAATAAACTGAAAACATATACCGTACATCAGTTAGTTGCTCTTACATTTATTCCAAATTTCATTAAAGGCACAGAAATTAATCATAAAGACGGTAATAAATCCAATCCAGTATTAGATAATTTAGAAATTAGCAACCCTAGCCATAACCAGTTACATGCTATAGCTACAGGTCTTAAAGCAAAGGTTGGTAAGAGTAAATACCACAATGTAACTTACATTAAAAACCCACGGGCTAAGAAAAAGTGGGCTGCAAGTATAAGTTATAATGGGGAAAAATCTTTTGGATGGAAAACATTTATGACAGAAGAAGAAGCTGCAAGATATGTAGATAAACTTCTTGATGAAATAGGTGATACTTCCCGTTTAAGAAATTTCTAATTAATTCCTTAAATGCCCAACGACTAGTCGAAAGACGTAGGCTCAAGTGAGTCGAAAAAGTAGCTCCCCAAACAAGTAAAGTTGTGGGGATTGATATAGTCTGCTCTATATAGAAATATATAGCTGGATTAATTATCCGGGTAATGATTAACGACCATTACTGAACATAAGGTATAAACTGTTGGACCGTATGGTAGGACAAACCAAATTACATCCTAGTGTTTATATTGCTGCTGCTGGTAACAAAGATACAGATGGAGCAATTACTACTACTATGAGTAGTGCAACTCTATCTCGTATTGTTAGTATGGAACTAGAAGTTAACTTTAATGATTGGGCTGTATGGGCATTAGCCAATAACATTGACCATCGCATCATGGGATATCTTCAGTTCAAACCAGAAGCATTCCATAAATTTGACCCTAAAAATCTTAAAGAACCTTTTCCATGCCCACGTACATGGGAGTTCATTAACCGTGCTATTAATGGATTAGATGTATCTTTAAATTCTGATTTGGGTTTATTGTCTGGAATTATTGGTAATGGCACTGCTCGTGAATTTATTGAGTATTGTGCTATCTATGGTGAGATTGCTTCCTTTGAAGAAATTATGTCTAATCCAGAAAGCATTGTCATCAAAGACAGACCAGACATTAAGTATGCATATGCTGGTTTTGTAGCTTCTCGCATTACCCCTGAAAATGCATCTCAATTAATGAAATTCATTAATCGACTGCCCGTTGAATTTCAGATTGTAACTTTGAGTAATGCTTTTAAAGCTAAACCTCTCATTTCTCAAGTTCCAGAAATAATGGAATGGATTACTCGTTATGCCAACGAGTCAGGTGAAGGGATGCTCTAATAAGGAGTTTCCTATGGATAAGAATAAAGCACTGGATTTAGCCAAAGTAGATTTATTTGCCCGTAAACAAAATACTTTTATTTGTTCCATCTTTTGCTCACTTCAGCTTAAGTGGGACGATACCATCCCTACAGCTTGTACTGATGGTTTGAGTATCTTGATAAATCCAGATTATTTTATGGATTTACCACGTCCAATGCGAGTGACACTTCTTGCTCATGAGACGTGGCATGTTGCTTTAAAACATGTCTTAAGGGTTACGGGAAGAAATCCAAAATTATGGAATTATGCTTGTGATTATTACATCAATAATATGCTTGATGATGCTAAGTATGTTATTGGTACTGGTTGGCTATTAGACCATCAGTATGATGGCATGAGTGCTCCAGAAATCTATAACAAGCTACAAAAATCCAGTAAAAACCTGCCTCAAAATTTATTAGGTATGGATATTAAACCCTGTCCTTCTTCATCAGAAGAAGCTATTGAATCACAAATTGATTCTATGCTTATTCGTGGCTCTATTGCTGCAAAGCAAGGAGGACAAGCTGGAAGTATCCCCGGAGATATCCAAGCATATATTGATGAGCTTCTGAATCCTAAATTACCTTGGAACGATATTCTCAGAAATTTTATTAATGAGATGACTCGTAATGACTACACTTGGGCTAAACCTAATAAACGGTATTTGCCTGATATTTATTTACCTTCTCTAAATTCTGAAGGTCTAGAACATATCATTTTTTATACTGATATTTCTGGTTCAGTATCTGATACACAATTTGGTGTGTATATCAGTGAAATTCATGCAATTAAAACAACATTGAATCCAAAACGAATTACAGTATGTACGTTCGATACAAAGATTCATGAAGTGTATGAATTAGAAGAAGGAGATGATATTAGTAAGTGTACGTTTACAGGTAGAGGAGGTACATCTCTTACTTGTGTGTATGAACATGCTAAGAAAGAGAAACCAGAACTCATCGTAATATTTTCTGATTTGGATTGTGCTCCAATGAAGGAACAACCTACACCTAATGTCATTTGGGTATGTTTGGACAATCCAACAAAAACAGTTGATTTTGGTCAACTGATTCATGTGAAAAGTTAATCTGCATGAGTAGGTAAATTTTAATTTACCTTTCAGATGTTTTTGCCCTCTTTGTGAGGGCATCTTTTTTTGGAGTTGTCTCATGTTTAATATTCATAAAGCTGTACGTGATGCAGCTAATTCTATGTACCCAAAGAAAATTAAAATGGAAGTACCAAGTAATCTTCCTTTATCTAATAACCGTTGTCATTACAACGCTGTACAAGCAGTTAAAAATAATTTAGCTGCTGGAATATTAGAAGTAGTTATTATTTATAAAAATGACTGTACAGTTCATTATGTAAATGTATTACCTAATGGTACTTGTGTAGATTTCACATTAGGAGTCATGTGTATAAATGATGATTATCGTTTTATACGTCATGTTTCTCCTAATGAATATGACACCATTAATAAAACTTTAAAAAATGCTAAGGATAAGTTATATGCTTCAACCCCTTGGTACATACAGAAATTAATAAAACTTTCTGGTAAAGATTGGTGTTAATAATGAAAGAACAAGAACAACTTAGAAAAGATATTTCTCGTATCTTTTCAATCTTTAAAGCCAGTGAATGTAAATTACGTCCTCATTTCATTCTTACTGGAGAAAGTGGTACTGGAAAAACTTTCTTAATTAAGTCTTTAACTGAACAGCATAAAATGGATTATATTGAAATTAATGCTGCTCAGCTAACTAAAGAAGGTTTATCGGGAAATAGCTTAAGTAAGGCACTTGCTCCTTTACGCCAAGCTAATGGTAATCCTGTCATCTGTTTTGTAGATGAATTCGATAAATTATTTATCGCAGGGAATAACAATAGTGAATTAGCTCATGAATCTACCAATGGAGTTCAAAACGAATTCCTTAAGATTCTTGAATCTGAATGTACTTCTGTATTTGGTGATTATGGTAAATATGTAGATGTTCCTGTAAATAATGTTCTATTTGTATTTGCAGGAGCATTCAATGGTGAACCAAATATCACTTTAGATAAGCTACGTACTTTTGGTGTTAAAACTGAATTTTTAGGTCGTGTGGGTTTAGTTTATAACACTGTCAAAATTAGCTTAGAAAGTCTTATTCAAGTCTTAAAAGATTCAGACACTCTCACTATGTATCTGGATTTATTTCCAGAAGTTAAACGAGAGAAAGCCATCAAAGATATCTCAGCATTTATCAAAGATAATTATGAGATGAATACTTTGGGTATTCGTATGGTTAATACGTTAATTACTCAATATTTCATTCAAGATGGAAAACTCACCCGAGATGAAGTTAAAACCAGTACTTTCCAAAATAAACTTAAATTTGGTGAGTAGTACGTCTAAATCTCCTATTGCATGGGATATCTTTCGTATCCCTTCAAAACATGTATGTCGAACCAAGAAACGCACTGTAGCCACTATTGCTCGTAATAAGGGTTATCGTGTGATTCCTGTGTTCGGAAGAAGTTAAAGCCCCTTCGGGGCTTGCCTCGGAAAGAAAGAGGAATTAATCCTCTTCAAATTAAACTCTATTTTTAATCCCAATCTGAAAAGGTAAATGAAAAATGGCTAAGACTCTTGAAAATGAAGAAAAGAAAGTTCACGTTGCTGACGTTGTTAAACACGGTGAGAAACTGATTCTCCCTGAAAACATGTCTATGTCTGATGCAATTGATTTGCTGAAGCGTCGTCAGAAGTACGAAGAAGAAGAAGTAATTGTTCGTCGTACTTATAACGTATTCCCATGGGATGGTGCTCATGCACTGATGCTGGCTCTGACTGAACGTTATGGTTGGGCTGCTGCTGAAGCAACTCCGGGATTCTTTGGTTCTAACCCTCCGCAAATGCTGGATGTTCAGGTTGGTTATGGTCAAACCAAGAAAGTACCTTGGGGTCGTTTCTCTTTGCCTCAAGTAGATGGATTTGTTCAGTGCTCTGCACAGAAGAAAGATGGTCGTATTAGCTTTGAACTAGTTGGTAAAGTTCTGCGTAAAGACGAAAAGACCATCGAACTGCTATTTGATACTGTAGAAAAAACTCTGCGTACTAATTCCATTTATATGGGTCAGGCTATCAAAATTCGTTTCCGTGATAACGATGGTGAACTGTTGGAAATGCCTGAACCAGAATTTATGGATTTACGTGGTATCAGCCGTAATTCTCTGGTTTATTCTGATGATGTTCAAAATCTGATTGAAACTAATCTGTTTACTCCGATTGAGCGTGTAGCAGATTGCATCATCAATGAAATTCCAGTTAAACGTGGTGTACTGCTTGGTGGACCATATGGTACTGGTAAAACTATGGCTGCAACTGTTGCTGCTTCTCTGGCTACCAGCGTTGGTGTTACTTACGTATATGTACCTCGTTGTGATGAACTGTCTGATGCAATTCAGTTTGCTAAGCAGTATAGCGATAAAGCGTGTGTAATCTTCTGCGAAGATATTGACCGTGCTGTATCTGGTGAACGTAGTGTTAAGATGGATGACATCCTGAATATTCTGGATGGTATTGATACTAAAACGTCTCGCATCATCACTGTTCTGACTACTAACCATCTGGAAAATATTAACCCAGCAATGCTGCGTCCGGGTCGTCTGGATGCAATCATTGATGTTACTCCGCCAGATGCTAAAGCAGTTGAAAAACTGGTACGTCTGTATGGTCGTGATACCATTGCTGCTGATGCAGACCTGACTCTGGTTGGTGAAGCTCTGGCAGGTACTATCCCTGCGGTAATTGCAGAAGTTGTTAAACGTGCTAAGTTGCACCAACTTCAGTATCAAGAGCCGGGTACTATGATTAAAGAAATCAGTGGTCAAGCTCTGCTGGATTCTGCTCTGACTATTCAAGCACAGCGTAAGCTGCTGGAAGAACAGTCTAAACCAAAAGTTAAAGAACCTACCTTTAACGAAACTATTGCTTCTGCCGTTGCTCCTGCAATTGAAGCTGCGGTAAGCAAAGTTACTAATCAGGTATCTGAACTGCACGAGCGCATCTGCGACTGAATCATATTCGTTAAGTGATTCTCTAATAGCCCTTCAATGAGGGGCTATTTTAGTTATCACTGGAGGAATCATGAAAAATCTTTATCAGAAGATTAATGGAAGCCAGTACAACCGAATCTTCGTTGTGGGAGATTTACATGGTTGTTTCGATGCTCTTCAAAAAGAAATGTGGGCTGTTCAATTTAATACTGAAACAGACCTTATTATATCTGTAGGTGATTTAATTGACCGTGGTACTCAAAACGTAGAGTGTTTACGTCTATTAAAAGAACCTTGGTTTAAAGCTGTTTTAGGTAATCATGAAGTAATGGCATTGAATGCCTTATCTTCTGAACTTGACAGTGAAGAATCCAACTTAGCCTATTATAACTGGTTTAGTAATGGGGGTAGTTGGATTATGGATATTACGGAAGAACAGAAACCAGAAGTATTAGAGTTATTTGGTCTGGTAGCTGAATTACCGGGAATCATCGAAATCTCTGTAGATGATAAAACTATTGTTGTTTGTCATGCAGACTACCCTTCAAATCAGTATGAATTCAATAAACCTATTGATGAAAATACCCTTATTTGGGGAAGAGGACGTATTGTTCTAAACCAAAATAAAAAAGGTACTGTTATTGAAGGTGCTGATGAATTCTATTTTGGACATACCCCAGTTAAAGAACCTACTAAATTCTATAATCAAAACTATATTGATACAGGAGCAGTATTTCCTGTTGGTCAATTAAGTATGATTCAAATCAAATAACTGCCTACGGCAGTTTCTTTGGTTAATTTCACATCTGTATAGGTGCTCAATATGAATATTCAAAAATTTGGGGAGATTACATTTATTGGTAAATCTAATTTACCTGCAATGACTAACTTTGTTTTTGAAGTAGAAAACAAAGCAGAATCTGAAATGATTGAAAATCATCAAGTTAAAACATTGCTTATGTTAACTGCTGTACGAAATCATTTCGATAGTGTAATCAGTATGGTTCAAAACAAGCTTGATAAAGCTTCTATAAGTGATTTTGAGGACTTTTCTGTACCAGTAGGTAAAAGTGATAAGTCTCCTAAAGAAATCGTATTAGAGAGCCTCTCACGAATTATGAATAAGTAGTATTGAGCCTCTATAGTTAAGGGGGTTTATGTCAGATTCTTCAAACAATACATATCGTGGAAACATGATGTGTATTAAGTTTTCCTATGACTTTAAGATAATCCTCCCTATTGAAGATGGTAAAGCCTTACTAGAATTATTGAGTAAAGCTGAACTCTTCAAAGAAGAGTATCAAAAAGAACCTCATATTGAACCAATGGATAAAGACATTGATATTAGGTTCTTAGCAAGAACTACATATGAACGTCTTAAACTTAACTTTTTAAGGTCTGATAATAATGAGCCTGACTAGTTGCCAAGAGCAAGCAGCTAAACAGTTCTTATCGTTTCTTTGTACTTCAGAGAAACATATGGTTATTTCAGGTCCTCCCGGAGTAGGCAAAACATTCATGCTTAATCACATGATTGAGATGTTGCCTAGTAGCAGGCGTATTACAACTATTATGGGAGCAGAACCTCTTCATAATATTGCTATAACAGCTACTACTAATAAAGCTGCTGAAGTACTTCAGGAAAGATTCCCTGATAGACAAGTAACAACAATTCATTCAAAGCTAGGGCTTACAGTAAGAGATGATTACCGTACAGGTAAAACATTTACTGATAAGAGTAAAGGCTTTACACCTCTATCCGACACTCTCGTCTTAATGGACGAATCTTCAATGGCGGATACTCAATTACTGAAATTGATTGATGAAGGTACTTCTAAAAACTGTAAGATAGTTTTTATTGGAGACCATTGTCAGTTAGCTCCAGTGTCAGAAACAATGAGTCCAGTCTTCAACTCGGGCTACATTACTTCATATCTAAATACCCAAATGCGTACTAGTAATAGTCCTGCATTAACTTTGCTGAATGAACAATTGCGTCAAACAGTAGAAACGGGTGTCTTCAGACCAATTACTCCTGTTCCCGGTACTATCGAATTCGTTGATGACGATACGATGAGACAATTGATGAATGCTAATTTCATCTCACAGGAAACTCCCGGTCACAAAATCCTTGCATACACAAACAATGGGGTTCAAGAATACAACACGTATATTCGAACCAAAAAGAATCTACCTCCGACATTAATAGTTGGTGATACTGTTGTATCAAACAATAGTATTGAGACTGCTGGTTCTCGAACAATTATTGAAAAAGCATACAATGTATATCATGTATCTGAAATCCAATATGATGATGTAATTCCTTATTACTTAGTTGATATTGGAGTTGGTGGTTTAGTAAAACAACCAGTTAACTTTTCACAGCTACAAACTCATATCAGAGAAGAAGCCAGTGAAAAGAATTGGGTAGAGTATTTCCGTTTAAAGAATGAATTTGCTGACCTACGGTTTGCATATGCATCAACGGTTCATAAATCTCAAGGTTCAACCTTTGATACTGTATATATAGATTTAACTGATTTATGTATCTGTAAAGACATGAATCAATTAGCCCGTATGCTTTATGTAGCTGTAAGTCGTGCTACTACTCGTGTTGTGTTCTATGGTAATCCTCCTCATTTTATGAGGTGATTATGTCTTCATATACAGAACCAACAAAATTACAGAAAGAGATTCTTATAGATTGGTTATTAAACTCAATTACAGATAGTTTCTGTACTTTTGTTTATAACAGGGAAAAACAACTCTGTATTGATAATGATGCTCCTAATGGATTTATGTTTAATAACATGGTCTTTAGGGAATCATCTAATATGGTTTTTTACTGTAAACCAGAATTAGTTGAAACAGCTAAAGAAGTGTGGAAACTCAAACAAAAAGTTAAAAGAGATTGGTTATATCTCGAAAACTATTTTAGAAAAGTTTTTGCACGAATAACTCACTACGGTCAGTTGTATTGTTATGTTCCTTCATTCATGCATAAAAACTTAGATAAAGTATTCTCTACTACTGTTTTAGGGGAGAAGACTATTATCGAAGGATTAATGCCTGATGAATCTATGCATAAGTTAATCTCTTTCTATGTAATGACACGATTGGTTATTTAATGGATATCGCATTTGTAGTTTCCAAATTGATTGTTACAGAGTACACGTTGCTTAGACAATGGTGGCCTGAACAATTACGTCAATCCAGATATGTAGATAATGGAATGACTAGAACTTACTTCTTAGATACACATCCATCCCCTGAACTTCAAGAACTCATAGAAGAGTTACATAAGTTTGGGAGAGAGTATCGACTTATAGATTTAAGAGGAGTGGAAATAGATAATGCGTCATATAATCTTTGAACAAAATCAAAGATATCCAATCGCCATTCTTATTAAACCTCAACAACTAAAGAAGAAAGAGATATTAGAAGCTTATATCAATCCTACTGGAATCAAGCCAAATCAATTTATTGCATTTGACCTTGAGTACAATGGGAAAAAAGCTCCTGTATCTATGCAGAAAGACTATCTTAAAGTCTTACTACCAGAGCTTTGTAATTTAAGAACAGAATATATTCTGTGCTGTGATAGTGCATATTTCAAAACCTTAACCAAGCAATCTAAAGCAGAACCTCATTGTGGTTATGTATTGCCTTGTGTCATTCCTGGTTTTGAACATCTAAATATTATTTTCTGTCCTAATTATGCTCAGATTTTCTATGACCCTTCTGTACAGGATAAAGTTAATCTGGCTCTCAAAGTTCTAGTAGATAAGGTAAATGGTCAATACCAAGAGATTGGTAAGAACATTATCCATACTGCTTACTATCCTTCTACAGTTGAAGAAATTGAAGCTTGGCTTGAATCTCTACATCAATATCCAATTCTAGCTTCAGATATAGAGGCATTTAGTCTTAAATTCTATAAAGCAGGTGTAGGTACTATTGGATTTGCATGGGACCAACACAATGGAGGAGCATTCGCTGTTGATTATACGAATGAACCAGACAAGGCTGAAAGAATTAGGCAGGCTCTTAAGAAGTTTTTTGAAACTTATGAAGGCAAACTGATTTGGCATAACTCAAGTTATGACTTAACAGTGCTTATTTACCAGCTTTGGATGAATGGTTTAGTAGACCAAAAAGGATTGCTTAAGGGTTTGCACATCATGTGTCGTAATTTTCACGATACTAAGATTGTGACATATCTGGCTACAAACTCTTGTGCAGGTAATGAGTTAGGGCTAAAAGCTCAAGCTCATGAATTTGCAGGAAACTATGCACAAGAAGATATTGATGATATTACTAAAATCCCATTACCAGACCTTCTGGAGTACAACTTAATTGACTGTCTAAGTACTTGGTATGTTGCAGACAAACATGCAGATACTATGGTATTGGATGAACAATGGGAAATTTATAATACTCTGATGTTACCTTCGCTGAAGAATATTATTCAGATGCAATTAACTGGTATGCCTATTGATATGGCAGAGGTTAAGAAGGTTAAAGCAGAAATGATTAAAGAGCGAGATGGTTATCTTAGAGCCATCAAGTCATTTGCAGTAGTAGATTTGTTAGTTAACAACCTACGTAAACAACATGTTGCTACTAGAAATGCTACGCTCAAAACCAAGCAAATTACAATGTCTGATGAGGAGACATTAGCAATAGAGTTTAATCCAAACTCTAACCCTCAAATGCAGGAACTTTTGTATGAAATTATGGGATTACCTGTAATTGATTTAACTGATTCTAAGCAGCCTGCTACTGGTGCAGATACTCTAGAAAAGTTAATTCATCATACAGATGATGATAGACAGAAAAAGATTCTTGAATGCCTTATTAAATATTCTAAGGTAGAAAAAATTCTTTCTGCATTTATACCTGCATTCGAAGAAGCACCTTTAGCTGAAGATGGTACTCATTATTTATTCGGAAGCTATAACTTAGGTGGTACTGTATCTGGTCGTTTGAGTTCATCAAAACCAAACATGCAACAAATTCCTTCCTCTAAGAGTCCTTACGCCAAACCTATAAAACGATGTTTTAAAGCTGGTAAAGGTTGGCTTCTTATTGGATTAGATTTTGCATCTCTTGAAGACCGTATTTCTGCTCTAACAACCAAAGACCCTAATAAATTGAAAGTGTATATGGGGGTGAATGTTTATACGGTTACTATAGAGGGGGTTGACCATCATATTCGAGATGACGATACAATCATTTATGATGGTAAAACTTACACTGGTGAAGAGTTCTATGATGCTTTTACCTGTGGCCTTCTATGAACAACGGTATAAGATTTTTGATGAAGGTTTCATCTTAAATCTTGCAAACAATCAACTCCTAAAACCAATTCTCAATTCTAATGGATACCTTAAAGTTGGATTAGCTAATGGTGATGGTACTCATCATCAAGAGCTACTTCATATTCTGGTAGCTAAACACTTCATTCTAAATCCTTATGGCTACAAACAGGTAAACCATAAAGATGGTAATAAACTGCATTGCCATAAGGACAATCTGGAATTGTGTTCTGCTACTCAGAACGTCAAACATGCATTTAAAACAGGACTACGCCCCGGTTATATGTCTGCTGATGATAAAGAGAAATATCTCTTTGAGGTACTAGCAGGCAAGCAAGTTAAGGACATTGCTTTTGAAATAGGCAGACGTCCTGAAACTCTGCACAAGATGCTTAGAATCACTGCTGACCGACTTGGTATCCGAAATGAATGGGACGATGTTATGAGGAGAAATAGAAAAGATGTTGCTTTACGACAGCTTGCCAAAATCAACTCATGACTTCACTGGCAAGAAAATTGACAACGTAGTCAAGGCTGGTAATTCGTCAGGGTATGATGGTCATAGTTTGAGGGCATTTGCTTACTTTGGCGACCAGATGCCTGATATTGTAGATACTGTGGAAAGTATCAATAGTATTCAGGAATTATATAAGGACTTTAGACAAGACTCTAAAGCTCCTACTTTTGCATTAACTTATCAAGGTACTTATCACACATTAATGGCTAACTGTGGTTTCCCAGAGGATAAAGCCAAAATGGTTGAGAAGAGGTATCACGAACTCTACTTCGTATCTGACCAATGGGTAAACGCTAAATTAACTCAAGCCAGTAAAGATGGATATATCACTGCTGCATTTGGATTAAGAATCCGTACTCCATTACTTAAAAATGTTGTCTGGGGAATTAAACAAACTCCTTATGAAGCTAAAGCTGAAGGCAGAACTGCTGGAAATGCTTTAGGTCAATCATGGTGTTTATTAAATAACAGGGCAGCAAATGAATTTATGGAACGAGTATGGAATTCTCCATACGCATATGTAATTAAACCATGTGCTCAAATCCATGATGCTCAATATTATCTGGTTCCAGATAACATCGACATTGTTCATTGGGTTAATGAAAATTTAGTCGAATGTATTGAGTGGCAAAACCATCCTGATATTTATCACGATAAAGTGAAATTAGGAGGGGAATTAAGCGTCTTTTATCCATCATGGGCTAATGATATTTCATTGAAAAATGGAGCCTCTAAAGAGGAAATCTTAAGCACATGTGAAATTGGATTAGATAAGTATCTTTACCCGGAGAAATATAAAAAATGAATATCTTACAGTCACCTATTGATAATGCTCCTGCAATTTTACAGGAAGCAAGTCGTTGTATTGCTGCCAGAGCACATGAACGAGATAAAGAATCTGAACGTTCAATGTCTCGTTGTGTAGCGGCTTTTAATGCCATGTATGATTTAAATTTAACAGAAGAACAAGGTTGGATGTTCATGGTTTTTTTGAAAGCTGCTAGAGCATCAGGAGGTGCATTTAAACTTGATGATTATGTTGATGGTTCTGCTTACTTTGCATTAGCTGGTGAAGCTGCTATCCCACATCCTCAAATGAAATTATCTCTATCTACCTCAGAATTAGTTAAAAAACATATGGAACATTTTGGTATTCCAGCAAGTAAGGAACAAATTTAATGCAAGTTAAATTAATTACTGTAACTCCTGATGCAGAAAAAATCATTGGTTATATTGCTCGTGTATCCAATCCAGATAACCAAGATAATCCATCTGTAGCTGGTTTACTTCGTTACTGTATTAAACATGCTCATTGGAGTGTGTTTGAACAAGCAGACATGACTCTTGAGATTGAAACTACTCGTGCTATTTCTGCACAAATTATTCGTCATCGTAGTTTTACTTTCCAAGAATTTAGTCAGCGATATGCAGAAGTTAAACAAATTCCTGCTGTTTTTGATTTACGTTCTCAGGATGAAAAGAATCGTCAAAATTCTATCGACAATATTCCTGCCGATTTAAAAGCTGACCTTCAAACCAAGATTCAAACTCACATTGTAGAAACTCAACGTTTGTATGAAGAGTTATTGGCTCAAGGTGTAGCTAAAGAATGTGCTCGTATGATTCTGCCAATGTGTACTCCAACTAAGATTTACATGAAAGGTAATATTCGTAGCTGGATTACATATATTCAATTACGTAGTGCAAATGGTACTCAGAAAGAACATATGGAAATTGCTTTAGCTGCTAAAGAAATTTTCAAAACACAATTCCCAATTATCTCTGAAGCCCTAGGATGGGATAAGGATTAATTTATGTCTGTACGCTTAACTAATGCTGCTCGTGATGAAATTATAAAAGCTGCCCTAGATAAATCTGGTTTTCCTGAACGTCTCAAAGAAGCCCGAGATGAAGTAGAAAAAGTTAAAATGGAATGTCTGATTGCATCTTTTGGTGGGTTAAAAGCATATCGTCGTATTTGCGATAAATTTAAAACTATTGAAGATAAAATTGATGCTCTCTCTAAAGAAGGAATCTTAGTTAAATCTTCTCGTGATTACAGTACTTGGAATGCAGATAAAATGAATTTGGGGGGTATGAATGTGTACTATCCAAATCATTCTGCATTAAGTGGTGAGTTTGAAGATTTGATGATAATCCATTTAAGTAATGGAGTAAAACCAACTTTACCTGCTGATAATTCTTTGGTTCAAAAATTTCTTGATGCAGAAGCAAAAGTAAAAGAACTGGATTCTAGTATTAAAACTATTAGAGAAAACGTAAGAGCAGTAGTTTATTCAGTAACTACTGTTAAACGTTTAATTGAAGTATGGCCTGAATCTGCGGAATTAATCCCAAAGGAAGTTGAAGTAGTCCGTGCAGGACTACCAGCAATTAATTTCGAAAGTCTTAATGCTGCTATCGGTATTCCCTCTAAAAAGGCTTAATCATGAAGTTAACCAATAACACTAACATCGCATTGTCGATGGCAGTATGGTTAGCTCAAGATGATTATGACTATATTGAAAAACCTAACTACATCTCTGCTACCAGTCTATTAAAGAGTGTTCGACAGTTAGTTCTAATGAAACGTCTTACAAGCGTTTCTAACGCATCAACTGATGTAGCTGACCGAATCTCTAATCGTATGGGTTCTGCCTTTCATGATGCGATTGAAAGAGCGTGGAAGGGTAATTATCAACAGTCTCTTAATGCTCTTGGTTATCCAAAAAGGGTTATTGAATCAATTCGTATTAACCCAACTCCTGAAGAGTTAAATGAAGATGTAATTCCTATTTGGTTAGAACAGCGGGTTGAAAAGGAATTCAAAGGATGGATTATCGGAGGAAAGTTCGACATGGTTATGGAATATCGCTTAAGAGATGTTAAGTCTACTAGCGTATTCACATACATGAACAAATCCAATGATGAAAAATTCCGTATACAAGGAAGTATTTATCGTTGGCTCAATCCAGAAAAAATCAAACATGATTACATGTACATAGATTATCTCTTTACTGATTGGTCAGCTAATCAAGCCAAAAGTAATAAGGATTACCCACAGCAGAAGATTTTAGAATACCCCTTACAGTTGAAATCAGTACATGAAACGGAGCAGTATATTGCCTCCAAACTTGCTGCTTTGGAGAAGTATAAAGACTCTCCTGAACCAGAGTTACCTGAATGTACAGAAGAAGAGTTATGGCGTGCTAAACCAGTTTATAAGTACTACAAAAATCCTAATTCAACGGGACGTAGTACAAAGAACTTTGACAACCTGCACGATGCCAATTTGAGATTAGCTCAGGATGGTGGAGTAGGAATTGTTGTTACAGTTCCGGGTGAAGTTAAAGCTTGTAAACACTGTCCTGTCTATTCTCTTTGTACACAAAAAGATAGGTATCTGGCATCAGGAGAACTTGTCATTTCAGATTGAGGAATCCAATGTTTGACCTATCATCAGCCACATACCATCCAATCTCAGAAGAGATTGTAGATGTGCTATGTAAAAAAACCCTTAATAGTAATCGCTTGTTCTTTAGAGTTCAGGTTAGTTACTTTCTGGCTAAGATGGCATCCAGTATGCGTTGTACTCTGGATACATTAGACAGAGGAAAGATTCCTGTTAATGTTTATGCCCTTAACTTAGCTCCATCAGGTTCAGGTAAAGGGCATTCCACTAATATCATTGAAGGTCAGTTCCTGAATCAATTTAAGGGTACTTTCCTTCAGGATACATTTCCATATATAGCTAAACAGAATCTTATAGATGTAGCTGCTAAAAGAGCAGGTAAAAATGGTACAGACCCAGCAGATGAACTTGTTAAGGTAGAAAAGGAATTTGCTAGTACGGGTGCTTTAGCATTTTCGTTTGATAGTGGTACTGTTCCTGCCCTTAAACAATTACGTCATAAGTTACTTTTAGCAGGAATTGGTGCTGCATCTTTTGAATGTGATGAGTTAGGTAAAAACTTAATTGCAAACATGGATTTGTTAACAGCTTTTTTAGAGTTGTATGACCAAGGACTTATCAAACAAAAGTTAACCAAAAATACAGCAGACTCTCAACGAATGGAGGAATTAGAGGGGAAAACCCCAACTAATATGCTTCTGTTTGGTACTCCAAATAGTTTGCTGAATGGTGGTAAAGAAGAAGATGAATTCTATGCATTGTTAATAGCAGGCTATGCAAGACGTTGTTTATTTGGATATTCTCGTAAAGAGGATTTTCAAAAAGACATGTCTCCTGAAGAAGTCTTCGATATGCTTACCGATTCTACGTCTAATGCTACTGTAGCTAGACTATCTCAGCATTTTGGTATGTTGGCTGATGTAGCCAAATATAACCAACATATAGCAGTTAACAGAGATGTAAGTATTAAACTTATTGCTTATAAACTTCACTGCGAACAAATAGCTGATAAGCTTCCTGACCATGAAGAAATTCGTAAAGCTGAATTACGACACCGTTATTTCAAAGCATTGAAGTTAGCAGGCGTATATGCATTTGTAGATGAAACTCCAGAAGTAACTGAAACTCAATTACTATCTGCAATTAAATTAGTTGAAGAGTCTGGTGAAGCTTTTAATAAAATTCTCAGTCGTGAGAAGAATTATGTGAAGCTTGCTAATTATATTGCAGAAATAGGAAAAGAAGTTACTCATGTAGATTTGGTAGAAGACTTACCATTCTATAAAGGGAGTAATGCACAGAAGCAAGAGCTTATGAATTTGGCTATTGCTTATGGGTATAAGCATCACATTATTATTAAGAAAACATATATTGATGGTATTGAGTTCTTTAAAGGTGAAGCTCTTAAACCAACTGACCTCAATAAACTTATTGTTTCTTATAGTAATCATATAGCCTATAACTATCTCTCAGAGACGATATCCTTTAGTAACCTAGAATCCTTATGCAAGATGGAAGACATGCATTGGATTAATCATGCATTGGTTAAAGGTGCTAGTGGGGATGGTCACAGAGAAGGTGGAAATATCATTCCTGGTTTTAATGTTATCGTCATTGATGTTGATGGAGGAACATCTCTGGATGAAGTTAGAGTATTGATGAAAGACTATACGTATATCATCCATACTACTAAACGGCATCAAACAGAAGGATATGGCGATAGATTCAGATTAATTATACCTATCAACTATCATCTAAAATTAGATGAGAATGAATTCAAAGAATTTATGTCAAATATCTTTGAATGGCTTCCATTTAAAGTAGATGAACAGACTAGTCAACGTGCTCGTAAATGGGCAACACATCCGGGTATTTCATTTTCTAATGAAGGTGAAATCTTAGATGCTTTAGCTTTCATTCCAAAAACCAGTAAGAATGATGAGCTAAAGAAAACTATGGTTGATTTAGGTAATCTGGATAATCTTGAACGTTGGTTTGCTCAACGTATGGGCAACGGAAACCGAAACAATCAACTGCTAAAATTTGCTATGATGCTTGCAGATACTGGTATGAATTATCAAGATATTCTGCATAAGGTAATTGATTTCAATTCTAAATTGAGTAATAGCCTTCCAGAGATTGAAATCCATAACACTATCATGCGTAGCGTCAGCAAAAAGTTATCAGAAAAATAACCCCTTAATTGGGGTTTTCTTATTTAAGCAGGAGATACAATGTCAGAACCAATTAAAGATTTGGTATTGATTGCAGGTGCATCCTCTTCAGGTAAATCATCTTCATTGATGAATTTGCCAGACCATCCGGGAGTGATGTATTTAAACTGTGAATCAGGTAAACGTCTGCCATTTCCAAACAAGTTTGATAAATATGTAATCACTGACCCACTTCAAGTATACGAAGCATTTGATGCTGCTGAACAGATGCCTCATATTCATACCATTGTTGTAGATTCACTTACATTCTTGATGGATATGTTTGAATCTCTTTATGTAGTTGGTTCTACCAATACCATGAAGGGATGGGCAGATTATAACCAATATTTTAAAAACTTGATGCAGGATAAAGTAGCTAAGTCTACTAAACGTGTAATTTTCACTGCTCATACTCTATCTCAATTAAATGAGAATGAGATGATTATTGAAACTAAAATTCCGATTAAAGGTGCTTTAAAGAACCAAGGAATTGAAGCGTATTTTACCTGCATTGTTTATGCCAAGAAGATGCAGCTTAAGCATCTGAAACCATATGAAAATGACTTATTAGTCATTACTCCTGAAGAGGAAATTCTTGGCTATAAGCATGTATTTCAAACATGTATCACTAAAGATACTGTGCATGAACGTATTCGTTCTCCACGCTTTATGTGGAAGATGAATGAAAGTTTCATTGATAATGATGTAACTAAAGTATTGGACCGTATTAAAGAATTCTACGAAGAGTAAGGAATAAATATGTCTCTGTTAAAAAATCTGGAAACTAAAGCTGGTGTTGAAGGTGAAAAGGATACCCTAGGTGGAGGTGGTGTACTTGACTCTGGTCTGTATGACCTGATTGTAAAAGTAGCTTATATCTCTGCTTCTAGTGGTGGTGCTTTAGCTCTAAATACTATCTTTGATTATGATGGTAAAGAAGTACGTCAGCAGTTCTGGATGACTTCTGGCAATGATAAAGGCAATAAGAACACCTATATCGGTAAAGATAATAAAGAACATTATCTACCGGGTTTCTTAGCTGCTAATAGTTTGGCTCTTTTGACTGTTGGTAAAGAAATTAGCCAACTGGAATTGGAAGAGAAAACTATCAAGCTGTATGACTATGAGGCTAAAGCTGAAGTACCTACTAAGGTACAGGTATTTGTTGAATTAACTGGTCAAAAAATTACTGCTGGTATTCAGAAACAGACCGTTGATAAGAACATTGATTCTGGTCAGGTTGACGGTAATGGTAGAAAAATTTATGTAGCATCTGGTGAAACTCGTGATATTAACGAAGTAGTTAAATTCTTCCGTCACGATGATGGTTTGACTGTACCTGAAATTGAAGCTGGTAAAACTGAGGCTCAATTTAAAAATGATTGGGATGCTAAATTTACTGGTAAAACCATCAATAAAGCTAAAGGCTCTAAGGATGGTGTAACAGCAGGTGCTCCATCAGCAACAGCAAAACCAACTAAATCCCTATTTGCTAAATAAAAAAGAAGCCCTCTACGGAGGGCTTTTTAATAGGTATTTTTATGACAATCAAAGTAAGAATGTTCCAAAATGTCTCTGGTACAGCTTATCAGAAAGTGTCATATAAAATCATTCAAGGGATTATAGAAAATCCTAATGATAAAGAAATTGATGTTCTTCTTACTGGTTGGGAACATGCTAGTTCTAAATCAGTAATGAGAACTAAAATTTTACAACAACTAGAGTGGTTTAAGTCTCAAGGGTACACTGTCATTTTTAATAATGAGAGACTTTAATCATGTATAAACTTATTGCCCCTCTTCGAGTACACAAATCTAAAAATAAGTTATTTAGTCTCAATTTGAATGCATACAGGAATGAGAATAGATTTGCTTTGGACAATGCCAAAGTTAATTTTAAAAAGGTTATGGAAGAACAAATTAGTGAGTTACCTGAGTTCACTAAAGTTCATATTACATATGTCTTTTATCCTGGAACCAAACATTTAAGTGATATTGGTAATGCGTGCTCGATAGTTGATAAGTTTTTTGCAGATGCTTTAGTTGAACTAGGGAAACTCCCAGATGACAATTATCTTTATATTCCTGAATTGGTTTTTCGGTTTGGGGCTGTAGACCAAAAAAATCCACGAGTAGAAATCTTTATTAAGGAAATTGAATAATATGCAAATTACTCTGAACCAAGATGAAATTCTTGAAGCTCTGAAGAACTATGCTTTCTCTGTTATCAACGTAGCTCCGGGTAATGATATTACTATCGACCTGAAAGCTGGTCGTGGTGAGAACGGATATTCTGCTACTTTAGAAATTACTCCTCAACGTAAAGAAGTAAAAACTTCCAACGTACATACAGGTTCTACTGAAAATACTGTAGGACTTCGTACAGAAGTTGTAGAACGTACTGTTGAATCTGATAAAAGAGTTATGCATGAAGTAACTCCAGAACTTCCAGTAGAAGGAGTAGACATTATAGATACTGAAGCTAAAGACCCTGCTGCAGACATGACTGAAGAAGAAGTTGATGCAGAAGTAGATGCATTTATGGCTACCCAGAATCCAACTAAATCACTCTTCGCTCGTAATTAATTAAGGAGCTAAAATGAAAGCACTTAAAGCTGCTTTCATTACTGCTCTCATAGTAGGGGTCTTTTTTACATGGCCCCTAGTATTAACAGTAGCTGTGATAGCAGGATTATTTTGGTTTATCTATATGGCTCTGATTCAAACAGAAGAGGAAGAAGATAATTGATTGTTTGGATTGTAATTGGATTAATTGTAGTCATTTGTCGTCTATCAATTTTTAGACAAAATGACCCAAAAGTAAAGAAAACTATGAGGAATGTTAAAATAGCCTTTGAAGATGAAAGACTTTATTGGGCTATCATTACTCCTTCTTTAATATTTTGGAGCATTATACTAGCTATATTTTGGCCTGTTGTAGTGTATACAAGATTTTTCTACAAACAGAAAAAATAAATAATAAGCCTCTTCCATGAGGCTTTTTCTTTTAGTACAGACTTACTAAAGGATGGATAGTAAATCCATTTAGTGCTGTACCCATTCCAACGTTATAACTTAAGCTACCTGTTGCTAAGTTTGCTTCCATGATATTAGGTAATCCAGATTCAGCAGTATTACCAAACATAAGGAATAATGCTCTTAATGGGTTTTCCCTAATCGTTCTTAAGATAATTTTCTGAATACGAATCTTATAGTTTAAGAACCATGTTAAACCAATAGCATCCAAATAGAATCTGGTGCGACTAGGTAATATGTCATAGTTCACAAACTCATCCATTACTCTATTCAATGCACTATCTTTATCCATTGGATTACGAGAACGAGTAGTTAAATGCTTATATAGAGAGTATTTAGCAACGAAGTCACCATACTGAATTGAACGATTCAATAAGAAGTACACATTACTATCTCTAGATAAAGTGATTTCTTTAGCAACACGTTTAACACTATCTGGAATACCAGAAGTGTACTCATCCATTTTAGTAAGTAGTTTATCCTTCAAAGAGTAATCATCCTGCTGACCTAAATCTTCTGCGATAGTTGGTAACAAACCAGCTTTAATTAAATCAGCTACTGGGTTACGAGCTTGAGAATCTTTAAGTTCAGATATTTTTCTCTGATACTCTTCAGCCATTCTTGGATTATGGTTTACAGCCAGATAATGAGAATACTCGTTAATTAATTTCTCATTTCTTCTGTACTCCTCAGCAGCCAGTACAGCAGTAGACATATCTTTAGCCATAGTAATTGGGCTAATACCTACCGTAGCCAAATGTACCATGTTAGATAAGATATTCCCTGCGGATACAACTACTGAACGAACTACAATCCAGTCCTTCATTTCCTTCACAAATTCCATCAAACCACGTTCACCAAGTCTTAGATAGCGTGCAGCATTCTTACCTAAGAATGTTTCTGCAATGTTTACAAATGCTTTCTGAAACTCTTTAGAGAAATTGGTTTGACCAGTCCATAGATTCAGTACAGAAGGTTCACGATAACCAAATGCATTATTCAGTAAATCCTTACGTACTTTAATTTTCCCATTAGGCCAAATACGTTTGGCTGCTTCTTTCATCTCAATAGGCATCAGTTCATAGATTTCTTTTAACTGATGGTCTGTAGAGTTTTCATCTATAGTGATGTATTGATATGCTTTTCCTTCTCTAGCATCCTTCTTATAGATTTCACCAAGTCTTTCTAAAAGCATCTCATTGTATTTGGCAGCCTGAATCTCTTCAGCAATACGACCTTCCCAAGCAGCTAATACTTTAGTGAAGTCATTATCTACATTTAATTGAGCTTCTCTATTAGCTCTTGGCATTTGGTACGAGTATCCCATTATTGAACCAGCGCGGTTTAAAACAGGCTGCATCTGTCCATCATAGTTCTGAGGCATTGGTTTAGAAGCATCAAATAAATCATTGATAGCAGCTTGTTTATTAGCTGATACCTTGTTCTTTTCTGATGTCTTCCATGCACCCGGGGTCATAGAACCATTAACACTTCTGCCTGTAATTGGGTTTACTCCACCTACGGTGCTTTGCAGGGTACTCATTACACCAGCAATCCAACGAGGTTCACCACCATTGTTAGAATGGTAGTAGTACATTGGAGTTTTATCTGTATCTGCTGGGTCACGTTTAACTTGAGCACCTCTGGTATAGCCTCTACGAGATAAGCTTGGTTCATCCTTAATGGATGCAATAATTACTTTTTTGTTTGGGTCAGTGATAGTAGGAGTAAATCCTTTAACTGCTGCCAAAGAATAGTTATTACCAGATTTAGCTAACTCAGCGCCTTTAAGGCTTTCATAGTATTTGAGAGTAAAAGTCATACCATTATTATCTGGTTCACCTTTAGTCATCTCTCTACTGATTACATTACTTACTGTTTCTTTATCTGCTTGAGATAATTCAGTAAGAGCACTCAATGAAGCCAAGGTATCAATTAACTGAGTAGCTATTTCAACAGCATCATTTGATGGTCTTTCTCTACCAGTACCAATCAAACGTGCAATAGCAGCAGCATTTGATAATTGGTATGCCAGTGGAGATACTCCATGCACCATCTGTTTAGCTAAACCATGAGCAGATTTAATATAGAATGCAGAGTTTTGAGCACCTGCTTTTTGTAACTGAGATTCTATTAAATCTATCTCTTTAGCTAACTCATTTGGATTAGTTAATAATTCATTTAAACGAACCAAGTCATACCCATTAGCAAACAGGTATGCCATATCTGTATTGGCAACTACTCTCTGAATAGCCTCTTTCTCATTTTGGTTTAAAGAAACAAACGTTTTTTCAATCATACCCGGAACCATCTCACGAATAATCTGACGTGCTCTATCAGCAGCCATATTTTTCTGAGTTAATAAGGTATGAATACTACTGTTGGTTTCATTAGAACCAATAAATTCATTAATGAGTTCAGCGATAGTACCTAGTTTTCCATCCTGATGAATGGTCATATAAATGTGAGTTATAGCCTCACGTACATCATGAGCATCTTGTTCATTAAATACTGCTGCTCCAACAGTAATACCAAATGCTACAGACTTAGGTACTTTCTTCTCTACTTTGCTTAACTGCTTACGAATAGAGTTACCAAAAGCTCTCAACCTATCTTGAGTAGCTTCAGTGATTTCTTCTGTACCTCTACCAATTCTGGTAAAGAGATTATCTCTTGCCTGACTATCTACATGACTAATGTTCTTAGCCAGTTTAGATAAACGAGAAGCAATATTTGTATCTCTTAAAGATTTAGTAGCTAAGCCAGATAACCAAGTAAGAATCATATTAGTTAAATCACCAATACGTTCTCTAAGAGATGTAGCCTGATTCTGTCTGGTACGTTTAACACTAATTTGAGACAGCTTATTTCTTAATTGTTCATTGGTTTCAGCCAATGCAATAAAGTTAGCAAGTCTGTTAGTACGACCAGTAGCATCAGTAGTAATAGCTGTATTGCCAAATACTGCATCATATCTTTGTTTAGCTAATGCCATTTCATTAGCAGAACGATTGTTAGGGTCAGTTAAGAAATCTTCTACTTTTAAGTTTTCTCTGGCTTGCGAGTACAAACTACGTGCAACCAGAACACTTGGAGAAAAGTTCTCTAACCCATATTTCATAGATACTTGCAGCATCTTGAATACAAATGCTTCTTTCTCACTCATGTTAAAACCATGAGCAATTAATGCATTTGGTGAGTCATCAATTTCTGGGTCAATGCTATCTACCAAAAGTTTATCTTGGTAATGCTCTAAACCAGATATTTGCTGACCAGTATTTTTAATTACTTTAATGATATTGGATTGTAAGTAATCCAGAGTATCTGTTAGATGATTTACATGTTCCTGAGATGCTTTACCTGCATCCAATTTATTAAATAATGTTTCTGCATCTAATCTATTAATGTTGTTAGCATTTTGCTGAGCATAGCTTGTTGTATCTCTGGATTTAACAGGATTGGTAGCATCAGCCAAAGCAACGGTATGGCCTAACAAACGAGTCCAGTAAGAAGTAATGTCTGGATTAGAGCCAATAGCAAACAGACGTTTAATAGATTCAGCTAATTGCTTAAGTACCTTTGTTACAGTTCCTGTAATAGTTTTTTTAGTCATTGCATCAATCATCCTTGGGTTAACAAGACCCCATGCAATGAATTCAGCAGTAGCCTGAGCCATATCACCAGAAGCAATATGATTATTAATCAAGTCTACAACACTATCTGTTTCAGGATTCGTACTAGAATACTCATTAACAAATTTAGTCATGAGTGCTTCTATTGAAGCAATCTCTACTTTTTGAGCAGGAGTTAATGCTTCTGGATTACTGTAATAATTGTGAACAGCATTAGCAGTAGCAGCATGAATTAACTCATGCATTACAGTCTCAATAGACTGAGAACCAATATAGATATTCTGTCCCTGTGTAAGCCCTAAGAATGAGTTATTAAACTCAACCTTAGTATCAGGTGTCATTTCCTGTTGAACGGCTGAGAGAGCTTCTGGAGAGCCTACATACACATTAATATCTTCAGGAATAGAGTTAGCAATCTTATCTAATACGAAGCTAGTAATTCTATTTTGACGAGAAGGTAAAGATTTAGCTGCTTCTTTAATAGCAGCAATCACATCACCTTTAGACAGTACTTTAATTCCATCATGTCCTGATACATTTCTTCCATTTTTAGCCAATGCTTCAATCATTTGACGAGTAGGAGGAATAGTTACTCTACCTTTAGGGAGAGATACTGATTCCATAGTAGGAAGTTCTGTATTAGCAATTAACTGTTCTAAAGGAGTTCTGGTATCAATTGCTTCTTTATCAGTCTGCTTACCATTCTGAACATTGAATGGAATATTAGCCCCGGTCATTTGGTTAATAGAAGTAACTGCTTCTCCTCCTAATAAACCTTGTTTAATAGCAGTTTGAGTAGCAGCTTCTTTTTTAAGAAGTGTAGTAAATGCTTCTAACACTTCTGGGCTAGTAGGTGAATTGGTTTCATCTGCTCCAATCATTTCCATAATTCCACGGAAAGATTGTTCCAAACGTGTATCTGCATCTGGACCTAATTCTTCAGTTAGATTTACTCCTTCCATCGCTTGCTCAAAACGATTAGTAAAATCTTGAAGTAAATCAAATTCATTCCAACTTTGCAGAACACCTTGGTTAATAGCTTGAGAACCAGTATCTAAATGAGCTACAGCATTAATATAACCATCAAATACGTTAAGGGCATTGTTAGGGTTAATATCACGAGCAATAGCCTGCATAGCTGCTTCTACAGATTGAACCAATAAAGGCATTACACGAGTACCTGGTTCAGTATAAGTAGGAGTATCTACACCAAAAGTAGCACGACGCATTTTACCATCCAGATTTCTACGTCCTCTGGATTCCATACGATAAATATCAAATGTGACTCTACCTTCTTCACTCAGAAGAATACCTTCATTTAATTTAGCTGCATCAGTATTACCAGCAGTAAACCAAGAGTTAAAGATAGGCATCTGAGTAATCAGTTCTCTCTTAATCTCGTTATATTGCTGCTGAGAAAGAGATTCATACTTAGATAATTTACCTGCTTCTCTAAGTTCTTTTTCTTTAGCTTCTACTACTTTATTCCAACGAGACATGAATACTTCATGCATTACAGCAGCAGCATAAACCATCATCTTGCCGCGATTGATTACAGTACCAAATTCATTAGCAATTGATTCATTTACTGCTGCACCAATACCAATTTTGATGTTTTGGGTAATTGCTTCAATCTGCTCGCTAGTAAACTCAAATTTAGTTACATCTTTTCCTAAATTGATAGGAGCACCAATTTTTACCCAAGAACCATTACGAAATACTTGAGCAGTAGTTAATTCATTAGTTGTATTGGTCAAATCATTAATATGAGCAATTGCAGCATCTCTATCTTCCTGATTAGTAGCTGAATCTACTGCTCTTAATGCTTCTGTGATTGCTTCGTAATAACCATTAGCAATACCCATAGCAATCTTTCTATTGATTGCATTAGCACCACCAGAATAAACAGTAACTGTTACTGGATTTTTAAGTAATCCTCGACCTATTTGGATTGGATGTTCTACATCCTCTCCTTCAACAATATTTACATCACCAATTAGTTTTGATGCAGCAAGAGTTACCCTTACCTGATTTTTCAAGCGTTCAATATCTCTCATCTCTTTTTGTTGGAATTGTCGAGATTTATTTTTAAGGGCAGCTAACCTGTTAGGGATATTACTGTAAGCATCCATCATGTTGTTGATGTATTGCTGTGAGCCAGCAGCAGCAGTTTTATACAGGTCTAAGAATCCCGGTTCTTCAGCAGCATCATTGTATAGACGGTCTGATTGCCCATAGAACAAACCACCTTTCTCTAACTTATTCAGTAAATCTTGGTTCACGTCTTTTAAACCAAGCTGAACAATAGAGTTAAATGGTCCATTAGTTACACCATCAAGCTCCAGCATCACATGAGTCTGGAATGAGGATTTACCTTGTTCTACTGCTAATTCATATTGAGCTTGTGCATATAAAGCATGGAGTGTTTTAGTTTTCTCCTTACCTGCTTTTACAGCTTCTAAAAGAACCTCTGCATCAGCATCACTAATTGAATCTTGGTTTTCAGCAGCTTTTAGAATATTGATAGCATCTCTAAATAAACCAGTACTGATAGCTTTATTTAGCTTATCTCTGGCAGTCTCAGAAGAGAGTTTATCAACAGCAATATCCAATCCTTGAGCAATAGCATAATCAAGAAATGCACCATGTTGAGGATTGTTGAGTTCAATAGTAGAAGGTTCAACAGTAATTAATTCACGATGTAATTTAGCTGACTGAGGGTTTAAATCCCCTGAGTTAAGCATCATACGGAAGTTACTAATTACGTTATATGCAAAATAAATAGGTGTATTAGCCAGAGGTAATCCAGCTTCTGACATACGAGTTAAACCGTTAATCAGAGTATTAATATCTCTTTCAATAGTACGGTTAGAACCTTGAATGGATTTCAGATGAGCACCATTAGCATTCTCTTCTGATTGAATGCCTAACATTCTACCAATCCATTCTGTACCTAATTTATCCAGCATAAGGTCATGAAGACCCATGTTGATATAATGAGGTTGTTTACTGGCTTTGTTACGTGCAGCAAGCATCTTTTCAGGAATATCCTGACCACCACCATTTTTAACTTTAGTGCTCTGACCTTTTGGTGGAGTACCAAAGTATGCTCCTGCTTTTTCTCTCTGAGGATTAGTTAATTGACCTAAGAGGTCATTGGAATCCTTCATTAAGTCTACTAAACGTTTAGCAGCTTCAGATTCTTCATTCATACGAATGAATATACGAGAGTTTTTAATGTTGGATTCATTTACTTTAGTAGAACCAACAGCAGCTAATTCACTGTTTTTAACAACAGATTCTTGAACCAGATTAGCATTAATCATTACGTTCAATACTTCAGTTGCTAGTGCTTTAGATACAGCATCACGAACAGAGATAGGAGTATTAGGGTCAGCATTAATACCTAAGATTCCAAAAATCTCTCTGCTTAAATAATCAATAACATTTTGCCGGTCTGTACCTACATTACGTAATAAATCTGTTTGCTCTACAGTAGGTTTAGTTTTGTTATCTAAACCAAGAATATCCATTACTGTACGGTCATCATTGAATGTAGTTTCAACTGCATTACGTACAAACCACTGCATCATACCAGCAGTCATTGCTTCAATTACTGGCTGAGGTAAGAAGTAAACATTTTCACCATTGATATTTCTTACTTCACTAAAATATTCGACAGGGTATGTTTCCCAGAAGATACGTTGACCTTCAGGAGTTAATTTACCCCAAGATTGAATTAACGATTGTTCAATAGCAGGGACTAAACCAGCAAATTGACGTAGTACTTTTACTTCTTTCTCTGTTACTTGTTCTGGTTTAATAAATCCTTTAAACAGATTTTGAATCTGAGTAATAGGATTAGAACCATTGGTAAAAATGTTATTAAGTCTTCCAGAGAAATTAGAAGTTCTCAGGAATGCAGAACGTTTACCTGTAGGTTTAAACCATTTTTTAACTTGGTTAGTAGCCTGATAGTTCTTATCTGCTTCTGAAGTAGATTTAGCATCAGAACGTACAGTTTCTGATTGCAGACTACTCAGAATATCGAAATTAACACCTTTATCTAAACCAAGTTCTAATTGAGACTCATCCATTAAATCAGTCTCAACTTCAGTTGGTTTTTCCTGAATCTGAATTTCAGATTCAACTACATCTGGTTTCTCAAATAGTTCTCCTTGAACTGGAGTACTAGTAGGAGCTTCTGTAACAGCTTCTGGCTGTGTTTCTACAGTCTCAGAAGGTGTTTGTACCTGTTCTTCAGAAACCTGTGCAGAAGCCTCTATAGGAGCTTCTGATTCTTGAGTTGAGACTAATTCCTCTGTAGCAACTGGAGCAGATTGTGCTGGCACAGATACAGGTTTACCATCTACTAATTGACTAGTAATGGTATGTGCTTGACGAACAGCATTAGCATCATTACGAATTTCTTTGATTAATCCTTTAGAACGTACCGGATGATACGTCATAGGATTTCCATCTAAAGATAAATATGGTTGTCCTGTAGTTGGATTAATTACTTCTACAGGTTGATTACCAGTAAAGTTTTGAGCAGCCTGTTCAAATGCATTAGCTTTAGTTTCCATGTGCTCTGCAAAACGGTTTAAATGGTCTAATAAACCTTGAGCACGAGCAGTATCCCCTAAAGATAATGCACGGAAGATACCTTGCTGATACTGTTGAATACCAATAAATCCATCAGAACCTTTACGTACATCTTCTCCTACTTGGCTCATTGCTTTACCAGTAGCAGAGATAATTTTTAATTTATCTACATCCTGCTGGTTCAAACCAATGGTTTCTGCTGAATTAACTAAACGGTCAGCAACTTCTGGAGTAATAGAAGATGCATCTAAATTCATTTGAGCCAGAACAGATTTAATGTTCTTTTGTACTTCAGGAGATTTATAAGTTTCTGGAGTAATTTCAGAAGGTAAAGACTCCATAATCTTATTCATTTCTTCTGGAGTCAGTCTGAAGCTTTCAGCAGTAGTTTTAACTGCTTGTACATCAGGATGGTTCAGCACAGCATTGATATTATCAATAGCTGTTTGATACTGAGCTTTCTCTTCTTCTGGTGCAACTTCCATCTGTGCTTGAATTTGAGGTAAAGCTTCCTCATAAGCAGAGATAACATTATTACCTACAACAGCTAAATCTCTACGAGAAGCTTCATCCAAATTACGTTCTTTAATTGCACGGGAAATTCTCAAAATAGAATCTGGAGAACTAATTTCCTCTTCAGGAATAGCTTTAAATACTTCTTTAGCAGCAGGTTCAGTAACAGCATCAACAGCTTTAACTACAGTTGGTTCTGCTACTGCTTCAGCATCTGTTTGTTGTACTGTTTGTTTAACTGATTCATTAGCAGCAGATACAGTATTCCTAAAAGATTGTGCTCTGGATTCTGCTTTACGGGCTTCTCTTGCTTCAAATGCTTCACGACCTTGTTGAGCACCTTCTTGAATTGCTCTAGGTGTTTCACTGATAGCCGAGCCAAAAGCACCCATACCCGCACCAGCAATAGCAGACTCAACAGCGTTTGAACCAATGTCTTCAGCAAGGGACTGAGATTCATCAGCAGAAGTCCGTATGCCGAGGTTAGAAGCAAATTGACCAGTAATCCCTTGGGAGGTTTCTTCAATAGTTTCTTTGAAAGCATTGTTAAGAACTCGTGAGGAAGCACTAAAGAATCCCGTACCTTCAAGTAAGGAAGGAGTGAATATACGAGATTCAAATGGAGCAGCAACCTTACCAGTCAGAGCACCAAGAGTACCTGCTACCAAAGCAGTGACATTACCTGTTTGAGTACGTACTTGTCTTCTGGCTTGCTCTGGAGACATACCATCAGCAATTAAATCACGATACATAGGTGATTTTTCTGCTAATTGCTTATCAGTCATTCCATCAATCTGGTCTAATGTTTGTTGGGCATTAGAACCTGCTTCTTGGAAACCTACATAACCAACCAATGCTCTTTCAGCAGCATCCTGAAGACGTTTTCTACCATACTGAGTTGAAGCTAGCTTGGTAGCAAAATCTGCACCATATTCTTCAGCTAATTGTTTAAATGCTCCACGAGAAGCAATCTTACCTACTAAACCACCAGTTAATATATCTGGAGCAGATTCAGCAATAAGTGTAGTTAATGCTCCCGGAGCACCACCATATTGTTCAGCAGTATTAACAAACTGACGTAATTGTTCTTTAGCCCCTGCAACTAAAGGATTATCACCTTTAGCTATATCAGCAGCTTCACGAGCTTCAGCACCTTGTTTAAATCTCTCTTTTTCTGCTTCAATTACAGATTGTTCATATTGAACACGCGGAGAATATTGAGAACGTTGTTCTTCAACATACTGTTTTAATGGTACATCAATACCCACTTGTTCTAATAAAGTAGGTTGTCCTAATTGTTCTTCTTGACCAGTAACATTAGCAATTAAATCTTGAGTATTTTGTAATGCTAAGTTACCCAAACCAGTAACAAATCTAGCTGTATTACCTGCCCATATCTGTGCAGCATTACCTACATCAGATAATTCTATAGGAGCATTTTCAAATATATCTGTATTGGCTTGAGCAATATTTAAAGACAGTTTGTCTCTAGCTGCCTGAGGACCATATTTCTGCTGTAATGCAGATAAAGGCATATCTCTTAAATCAGCCAAATATTGCTCAGAAGGATTAGTTTGAGTAGCAGTAGTAGTAGTTCTTTGTCCAGATAGCATCTGATTCATCTGTTCTCTTGTATATTTAGGACCAGATTCTGCTAACTGGATTGCTTGCTGTGCTCTTTGATACTGTGGAGAACCTACAGCAAAGTCTATTTCTACCCCGGGTACTGGAGTACCTAACTCTAATTTCTTCTGTTGAGTAGCTATATTTAATTGTTGTGTTTTTTGTAAGGCAGCATTAGCTAATTCTTGCTGTTTCTCAAATCCGGTGGCCATTTGAAATCCTCTAAAGGAATGTAACTGGATAGGAGTGTACTAAAAGAAATCCCTCACTAGGAGGGATTTTGTCATTATCTCGTAGATTTATTCACTTTTGGATTACCTAATGTATCCTCAAGGAACTTTCTTAACTGTTGTCGTTGTCCACTGTAATCAGGAACAACTGGTTGGAATGATTCCACAGGAGTACCAGAAATATTAGCTCTAGGTAGTTTTCTCTGAAACTCAATTAAAGGAGCATTTGCTTCTTTAAGAAGTGATTCTTGAGATTTATCTACCAGTCTTAATGCATCAGTTAAAGCTTGTTTAGCAGCAGCATTACTTGCTGTTTTCTTAGCTTGTTCTGCATTTCTTTCTACAGTACCAAATGAAATAGATACCCCATCTGTAAACCAATTAGGAGATAACGATTGTTCCATGATATACCCAACAGTGGCTGGCGTAGCATTGGGGTATTTTTTCTTAATACGAGTATATGCTTCTGTAGCTTCATCTGGGTCTGATAATCTAGACTGAAAGCTTTTGATAACATCATCTGCTTTAGTCTTCTTATCATCCTGTAGATTGAATACAGTAGGGTCAATACCAGAACTAAGAAATGCAGCATTAACTTCCTGTATTGCATCCTGCTTGTATTGGTCTGCTGCTTCTTTATTAAGAACACTTTGGTTCTGAATAATAGTTGCTTGTTCAGGAGTAGGAGCACCTAATGTACTAATGTTCTGGGATACAGCAGTAGCAACCTGATTACCAGTAACAGGGTTAACATTAAATTTCTTCTGCAATTCAGCAGCTTTAGCCCCAATAGGTTTATCTGGATTATCCAATACCCATTGGTTTAATTCCTGAGCATAATTTCTTAAACCAATACGTTCTTCAGCAGCAAGCTTTCTTTCTGCATTTGCAGATGCTCTGGTAGCACGAGATTCAGCTAGTTGTGCCTGTCTTAAACCAAGCTCTGCTAATTGCTGTCTACGATTAGTTAAATCACCATATAGTTGACGAGCATTAGCAAAATTAGCTTCATTTTGTCTAAGGAATGCTTCTGCCTGATTAGGATTACTAGCCAATAAAGAATAGAACTGGTTCTCATATGGTTGAGATGCCTGTTCTTTCTGTAGATTCTCTAATTGAATCTGACCAGAAATATCTTGTCTTAACTGCCCCGGTCTTGTAGCTAAAATTTGGTTAATAGCTGATTGGTCTACAGCAGCACCAAATCTACTTCTTAAATTATCAGCAGCAAACTGTTGTCTGGCTGCTTCTAATGAAGCAGGGTCAGTAAAACCAAGTAATTCATTTTGTAATGCAGCAGTGTTTTGAGTACGTGCAGTATTAAAATTGATATTACTTAGTTCTTGCTGTCGTTGGACAGGAGCCAATAAACCAGAAAGAGCATCTCTGATGCTTTGAGCACCTACTTGTTGGAGTCTTGCTATTCCTGTTAAATCAGGAGCATCAATATTTCTCCATGTTATCTGAGCCATGATTACTCCTTAGAGACGATTTTTATTTAAGTAGGCTTGAACGTCTTCTTCTTTACCAGCGTAATCAGAAGTACGTCCTCTGATTCTGTCTTCAAGGGCTGTGTTATATGCTTGTCTTTGGTTTGCTAGATTAGTGTTATATGCGTTTCTTTGGAAATTTAACTGGTCTTTAGCTAAACCAAGATTCTGCATACCTGACCATGCTTGGAATATAGAACCTAATCCTTGTAAGGTAGGGGAGATGATTCCTTGACTCTGAAATCCAGTTGACGGGTCAGTACCACCAAATAAAGTGCGTGCAGTATCCCCATTCAACCAATCAGAGAATGCAGAAAACATTCCTGAATTACCTAATGCAGAAGTATCTACAGTAGATAAAGGTGTGTTTAATATACTACTTTGTGTTGGATTATAGTTTTGGTAAACCAAAGGTAATTGCTGTTGGTTCATACCAAAGTTTAAATCAAAAGCCATAGTTAACTCCTCATAGAATTTAAGTCAGTAGGTAATGTTAAAGCATAATCAACATAATTCTCTATACTTTCTAAGGTAACAACACCTGGATTTGTACTTAAAGTTCTAGTAAAGAATTCATCTGGCTGTTCAAATAAATTAAAGAATGCAGAGTTAATTAATGCATCTATATCAATATTAGGATTTATAGTTCCTAAAGCATCCATAGCATCTTCAATCTCTTCCATCTGCTTCTTATAGTTTTCAGCATTCTTCTGCATCTCTTTAACGATATTTTGTAAATCTTGCTGTAGACGCATTTGAGCACCCTTAGCAACTGAAGGTACTAAATTCATTACTTCAGTAGCATAAGGGAGTCCTTTGTTACCTGTAGTACCATACGATTGATATGCAGATACTGCTCCATAGGTAAGCATTGCAATAGTAGCAATGAACATAATATTTGGACTAACAAACTTAGCTAAAATAGAAACACCAAAACTAATAGCTAAACCAATAGCTACTTGAGTAGTGATGTATACAGCTACAGCAGCAGCAACAGAAGTACCAGCAGCAGTAGCAGCACTTGCAGCAGCAGTAATACCAGCAGATAAAGTACCCAATGAATACACAGCAATTACTACAGCAATAGCTATAGTAACTACTTTAAATATTCCAGATTGATACCACTTAGCTTTAGTAACTTGATATGAGTTAACTACAATATGTAAGCAGTCATATGTCATCTGAGTACGATGAACAATTTGTTGTGCATCTACAATATTTGCACATAAGGGAATAAGAAATCCTTCATTATCTGGGTCAGATAAACTAGCTTCTCCAGTAATATTTACTGAATGCCCTTTGTATATATAGTTGATATGTTCTAATCCACATATCTCTACTTCTTCATATTGAGTTTCAGATATCTGTTTTCTGAACAAGATAGTAGAAACATCAGCAGTCATTTCTACTGATGCATTAAGTATGTTTACTACATTGATTGTAGCCTTATTACCTACGCTTCTAGTTACAGTACCAATACTGCCAATGCTTCCATTTTTTACAGTAAGGTCTGAATATTGATATGCAATGGTAATATCATAAGGGTCTTGTCTTAGGCTTAATCTGTTAACAGGAGGTTTGCTATCAGTGTTAGAAATAGTACCTTCTTCATTAACATTCTCTGTATACCATTTAATATAATTTTCTTTATCGTTAGGAGATACCTGAGCCAGATATTTAAAGAACTCATGTAAGTAATCTATGGAAGATTCATACTTTGAATTTAAAGAAATACCCATTACAAAGAATGCATGGTCTATATCTTTAATATCTGGATTCTCATTTAAGGTATCCCCTAAATCTGTAAATCTGAGATTCAATTTATTAAGTAGAGTTTTACTGGTTTTGAATTGTTCTGCACTGACATTATTTGGGTCAGTTAAATCTGTATTATTTACTCTTAAAGGTACAACAGGATAATAGGCAGAATCCCTAACTACATCAGTTAAGATTTTATCCAGTATAGGATAAGTTCCTGAACCAGCTTCATAAATAAAATATTTTTTACGAGATAGAGTACTTACAACAACTGTAGTTGTAATAGTGGTTTCAGTCTTATCTTCATTAATAGTTGCCTGTACTGTAGTAACAGTTGAAGTTATTAAACCAAAATTATTATTAATGGTTTCATCAGTAGTAGTACCTTCTTCATCTCCTTCTTCATATGCTCTGGTTTCTGTAGTTACTTCAGGAGTACCCGGAGTACGTACACGATAAATTACCTGATAGTATTCAGAACCATAGTTAATATCTGAGAAGGAAACTTGTTCTGTAAAATCAATTTCAGAACCAGTACCCATTGTAATGGTGACTACACCATTATTATCAATAGACCAGTCAATGGTAGCTGTAGAAGCTACTCCTGCTGGTGGATTACCCATACCACCATAGTCTGCATCCCAATCATATGTATTAGTCAGATACCGTTCTATCCAATAAGATAGGTCAGCTACGTTATAATCTGACATTACAATAGATACTTCTTTTCCTTCATTTAATGAAGAAAGTACAGTCATCAAATCATCGTAGTTAGGTACAACATAAAAAATAGAACCATCTGGTAATCCTAATGAATAATAATCTCTACCATATCTATATGCTTGTCTAATCTGAGTACCCATACCATTCAAGTATGCTTGGTTTAAAGTACTTCCAATACCACTACCATTCATAACAGCAGTGGTAATAGTTTTCTGTAAAAAGTTTTCAGCATCATCTCCAGCTAAATTAACTGTAACTGAAGATACTGAAATAATTTTCTTTCTACTAAATAATCCCATATACATTAAAGGGGGCTTTCGCCCCCTCTCCTTAATATGTAACACTAACTCCATCCGCTACCTTTTTGGTAAATGCATCAACTGCACTTGTATCAAATCCTGTAGGTAGAGGAGTGCCATCATCAACCGTCTTACGAGTAATCCAAGTATCAGCAATTATCTTCAGAGCTTTCTGTTCAGCATCTCGTAAGAAACCTTCTTTCTGCTGTTTATATAAAGCTACCTGAGCACCAATAATTCCTGTTACTGAAGTACCATCAACTGTATCAGATATTTGAGCTATCTCAGTTTTAACCTTTTGAGCAATAAGGTCAGCATTAAGCTGTTGAAGTTCAATTTGTTTATCTAACAATTGAAGTTCTTTATCTGCTTTCTCAAGTTCTTTATCTGCTAATTCAATTTGTTTATTAGCCAGATTAATTTGAGATTCAACTAAAAGGTTATTGAGATAGGTCTTATCCTTTTCAATAAGAAAAGTGACAGCTTGAGCTAGTACTGCTGTTAACTGGCCTAAATATACTTCTGCATATTGAGTACCAGTAATTCTGTCTTTATCCCACTGGTTATCTAGATGAGCATTGGCTGCTGACATCAACTCATCAAAGATACCAGAACCACCAACTACCTTAGTAGTTAGGTCTTCATTTGTAATTGGATTGATAACAACAGCCATCATCTATTCCTTAGTCAATAGACTTAGCAGCAGCTTGTTTAGCTTTAAGGTCAGCAAGCTCTTGTGCAGTCAGTTGAGGGAGTACCTGAATGCTGTATGCATTGGCTTGGATGTTCTGTTGAGTATCACCTTTAGGACCTTTAATGGTTTTAATAGATGAATACTTACGGTCTCTCAGGAATTTATAAATGATGTTTGGTACATGGTAACCATCTTCATAGAACTCTTCACGATACGGTACAAAGACTTTAACGTTACCTACTACGTCATTACCTACAGTAATGATTTCACCATGATAATCAGCTTTAGATGGGTCCATACAGGTAAGACGAATACGTACAAGCTTCATAGCTTCACTATAGGCTTCAGCACGTAATTGAGAAGCAGTTTTAGCTTTAGTAATAAACTCAGAATTATCAGCTTCTTCTGTTACATTGGCTTGACCTGACAATTTAGCTTGTACTTTTTCACGTAATTTATCTACACCAATATTTGGATGGTAAGAAATACCTAATTGGTCAGCACGTTGTTTCAGTAAATCAAGTTCATTTAATTCGGACATAAATATTTTCCTTTTAACTTTCTGGGTGGAACCAGTTTTATATGGTCTCGGTAAGTTTACCGTATTTTAAGGATAAAAAAAGAGTGGGTTTCCCCACTCTCTTTGCACTTACTGCATTACATCTGAGCTACAGTTTTGTACAAACCAATCCACTCAGGACGCAGAATCAGAGAACCGTAGTACCACTTGATAGAAGTGAAACCTAATTCACCGAATGGGTCAGAGTAAGATGCAGTAGCTTCACCCGGTTTTTTAGTGTAGGTAACAAACTTAACAGTCTTACCATCAGTCTGGAAGCCAATAGTAGTAAAGGAACCAGAACCAACACACAGCATTGGGAATACGTCATACTTATCATCAGTAGCGTAGTAACCCGGATTGATAGTTACAGAATCACCTGCACCTGCCCATTTCATCATCTTAGGTACAACGATGATACGGAAAGAAGCAATAGAACCAATCTCACCTTTTAACAGATTACCTGCATCTGCATAATGCTGTACTGGAATGAATGCTGCATTACCAAATGGGTCTTGCATCTTACGTAACATCAGTTCCAGTTCAGAACCAATATACAGAGCACGAGCACCTGGGATAACACGAGTATCAGTCATTAGAGAACCTTTAATCATCTTCGTCTGAAGAGGACACAGGTTATCGTTTAAAGTGATACCTAACTTAACCAGACCATCATAGGTAACTACGTTAGGAGAATTACCTTCACCAGTCATTTCACTGTTTTCTGTAGCTGTACCCGGATAGCGGATAACACCAGCACCATTCAACAGGTCAATCTGTAACTGGTCTTCAGTGATTTCATTAGCACCTTTAACAGCTTCCTGAATCAAATGCATATCCAATTCTTCATCAGAATCGAAATCCATTGATTCTTGGGTCCATTCATAGAAGAAACCAAATTTCTTAATAGTGCCTTCTAATTGAATACGTGTAAAACCAACACGGTTAACACGACCACCATTCTCAGTCAGAGTTGGTAGTTTACCCGGAATAGTACCAATGTCTTTACTAGAGCCGTACAGGTTACCTTTATTATCAGAGGTAGTACCATCAGCATTAATACCTTGGTCATTCATGTTACGGTCATCCAGTAACGGAACATAATGGTACATCTTAATTTTTTTACCCATATGCTTTGGCATAGCAGTGACATCAGCAAGCTGGCTGAAGTACATTTCTTTTGCTGCATCTACCAAAGCCTTCTTATAGTAATAATCCAGACGAATCTGAGGACCAATGGTAGAAGCCTTTGGACTGGAATCAGCTCCGGGGGTATTGTACTGCATAGATTATCATCCTATTTTAACGAAATTTTAATTTAAACGTTTTTTCAAACTCTTCATCATCCATAGCCAAAGGACTTACTTCTTGCTCTTTAGCTTTGTTTGAAGGTTTGGTTGGACTTGCAGCTTTACGCTTTGCAGCCCTCTCAGAGTCTTCTTGCGTTGGAATACGAGGTTTAACTTCTACAGGTTGTTTAGGAGTTGCTTTATTAAAGGCTCCTTTAGCTGCTAGTTCTTTACCTACATATTCATACGCTTGTAAATCTGAAAGACCACTCAAATTACCCAATGCTCTTTGCTTCGTTATTTCCGTAGCGATTGTATCAAAGATTCCATTTGCTACATGCTCGTTAATAAGTGGAATAAGAGTTGGTTCATTTGCAAGTGCACGTTTACTATTATCATCCCATTCGTCAAGAATGACGGTCATTGTCCGATTGTATGTTGGAGTATGTTCAATACTATCCAACACCATATCTAGATTAACCTGTGCATCTGGAACAGAATAATCTCTAGGTGTGTACTTTGGTTCTTCCTGAGTATTTACATCTAGTGGGTCAATCCCACTTTCACGAATAAGTTTACTAATTGCTTCAGGATTCTTCTTATCTAAATCTATTAAATAAGAAAGTTTCTGTTCATCTAATAAACCATTATTTTCAAGCATCTTAAGAACTTTCAAAGATGGTTTCAAGGCTTCCATCTTCTTATTATAGTTTGCTCCTTTTTGCATGAGCTTAATAGCGTCATCAACATTATCAATTTGAATGTCTCGACCATTAGCTTTAAAAGGAGAAAACAGTTTCTTAAGCTGTTCCTCTGCATTAGTAATTTTTACTTCTTCAGTCTGATTTTCTTCAGACTCTTCAGTAGATTCTGTTTCTTTATTTTCTTCTACTGATTCATCAGAAGTATTAATTTCTTCTTCAGAAGTATTTTCTTCAGTAGTTAATGCTTCTTCTTCAGTATCTTGTTCCTGAGTATTTTCCTGTTGCTCAAATGAAGATGCCGACTCGAAAGTCGGCATTGGAGCATTCAGGAAATCAGCATCAGACATACCAAGAATAGATTGTTCAACACTGTTTCCAGACATAAGCTATTACTCCTGTACTTCTTCTTCTAACAGTTCGACCTGAGTCTCTTCATCTGCTGGCAAGGAATTACGTGCCTGTTCAGCAAACATTTCAGTACGACCTAAGAAGTTACGGAAATATGCAATAGCTAACATCTGATTGCGAATTTCAGTCTGGGAAACTTCATCCTGCATATTTGGATGAGCCAACAGAGATACAAGACGCTTAGGTTCATTCTCAAAGAACTCAGTATCAATTAGACGTTTCCAATCACGGTTCTTAGTGAGACGTGATACAGAATCACCTAAAGCAATCATCTCTTTTTTTTGTTCGATAGTAATACGAATTTGTTCAATCTGACTCATACGTGTGTCCTCATAATGAGATATTAAATTTCACTTAATGGCTTACCAGATTTAAGAATGTAATCAACAATCTTAGTTTGAGTTTGACTTTCAGCTTGTGCAGAAATCTTCTCAACATCTCTGGCTTGTTTAACCCCAGACTCTTGTTCAATATAATCCAAGTTTTTAAGGTCTGTATCACTTTGAACATTTTGAGCTTGGGTAGCTTTATACCCTGCATTAGCTCTGTTTTCAATTGCTTTAGATTGCTTCTCAGCGATTTCAGCTTCTAAAAGTGCAATTTCTAGTTCAGCTTTACGTTGTGCTAATGGGTCAGGTTGTGGCTGATAGGATTCAATTCTTTTAGCTAAGTCAGGCATATTTCTTAAACGAGCAATATCACTTAATACCATTTGAGTCATTTCAAAAGGCATACTATTACCCATTGTTTGTAGCATAAATGCCAATTCTTGAGCTTTTTGGTTATCAGCTTCAGCAGTAGAGATACTTAGTTTAAGGTCAAAATCACCAGCTAATTCATCTCTTCGTACTCTAACAAATTCATCATTAGTAATACGTACTACTTCTTCCTCAGATAAGAACTCAGCATTCATAGAAACAAACTTACGTCCAATTTCTATAATACCTTGAGCCAATCTACGTAAAATTCCTAATTCACGTTTAGAAGCTGCATCTAATGCACCACGAATACCAGCAGCAACATCACCTAATGCTTGTGATGCAATACCTTGAGAGAAGGATTTAACACCTGTAAGAGATTCTGCTTCATTATTCTGATACTGAATCATTACAGCAGCAGATTGAGGAATCTCAGGGGCTGTATGCATGTAGATACCTTGTCTTGGGTCTACGTTAGCATTGAACTCATAATCCTCACCCTTATCAAACTTACGTCTGTTGGTAATATCCAGCATGTCTTTACGAATACCAGTTTGACCGTTAGCACTACGAGCCAAGATATCAATCATTGCTCTAGTAGTAGCTCCAATAATCTTCTGGTTATCTTCCAGTAATGCACCATCTGGTTCACCATATACAGAACGAGTAACAGGTAAATATGGAACCACAATAAATGGAATTTGTTTATCTGGATAAGGATTCTCTTCAAGACGAATCATAGTATTACCTACAAAAGTAGCTACTATAGGTACAGTCTTACCATTACCTGAAATATCCCACCAACCCCAATACTCATAAGCTACAAATTTCTTACGAGGTTCATCTTTAAAATTAAAACCAGATGAATCTTCAGTTTCATGGTCAGGGGTATTTAAAGGGCTAGTTGAAGATACAGAAATCTTATCCAGATTCTTATATCTACCATCTTTCTCTAAATCGGATTTAGAAGTTTCAAAACTATAGATAACAAACTGTGCCTGAGAAATATCACCATTACATGTTGGGTCAATTACTACGTTTTGAGGATTAACTACTTCAACAGTAGGATGGTTTTTAATAACTTTCTCATACTCAATTTCTTCAGTACCAGTTTGTACTGCTACATATGCACCATTGTTCTCATATGAGTAATCTACTGAAGCAATAATATCATCAGGAAGATTATGATATTCATTTGGATTATTAACTTTAAGTTGTAGAGCTTCTTGAATAGCCTGTACTTGGTCTTCATTCTCAGCAGGATAATAAGCATATACAGGTACAGTTTCTTTAACTGTTTCTGTTTGACTTACCCAACCAACTCTAGCAATAACAGTCCCTTCATTAACAGCAGCACGTACATACTCATCAATGAAACGAACCTTATTTATCTTTATATTGAATTGGTAATTAAGAACTAACTGGTTTTGAATAGCAGCATCTCTGTCTTCCCATGTAGCAGGAGAAACAGTAAATAATTCATCAGTACTTAAGAAGGGTTCTGTAAGAGCAGAGTATCTCCACTCAGCTTGCTTACGAATAAGCATAGGTTGAACAGAAGAACGTCCCGGACTTTTCTTTGGTTTGGCTGAACCTTCAATCTTTAGGTTATTAAGCCAAGTAGTGATTTGGGACATCTGAGCACTATGAGAGCTATATGCAGCATTATAGTCTGCCCTCAAATCTGAGACTGTAGGTTCATTTTTCCAGTCTGTTAGATTGCTGGTTTCTTCTGGGTTTACTATACGTAAATCGTCTTTAGACATTTCAAATATCCTTTAGTTACTTTGCAAGCAGTATATATGTTTATCCTCTTTCTAAACATACTTTGTCTTCTTGCGTAAGAATTATCTAATATTTCTTTGGATTTCTATTGTATTCTTGACGAACTTCTAGAGAAGTATTTCTTATTTACTGGAGGATTCTTATGCATGAACCAGTTTCTGGTACAGCTATTACATCAGGACTATGGGCTACTACTCTACTATCCTATTGGGCTGGTATACCTTCTGGGGTAATCATTGGTTCTTTTGCAGGTGCAGTTGTCTATGTGTTAACTAACTCTGATGTTCCTATCTTTAAGAGATTAACTTTTTTCTTAATTTCTTTTCTTGTAGGGATAATAGGAGCAGGATATACAGCTAAAGTTATTGAGGGATTTACTCGTGTATGGACTCAATCAGATGTTCATGTAGACCACTCTATAGGGGCACTCATAGCAGCAGCACTAGCTATTAAAGTACTATTCAATTTAATAGCTAAAGCTAAGGTTCCCAATGTTTCAGCAGGGGGAAACCAGTAATGACAATCATAGAGTATTTTGCTTCTTTTTCTCCAATGGAGTTAGTCAATGCATTTGTCTGTATAAGCATTGCTCTAAGATTAATGGTATTTAGACAAGGAAATGCCAAACATAAACTAAGTTATTCAATTTTTGCTTATGTTCTTACAGTATCATCTGTTGCAATTGCTATACGTATAATTATGAAGCACTATACAAATATTGACCCTTGGGAAGTATTTCTCAACTCGTCAATTTTAATTGGTGTATTTTGTGCTAAAGGTAATGTAGCAAAGTTACTAAGGGTATAAGTATGTCTCGTGATATTTCAAATAATGGATTGAAATTTACTGCTGCTTGGGAACAGTTAAGAACCAAAGCATATAGAGCTACACAAAATGAGAAGTACCTAACGATAGGGTATGGTCACTACGGTCCTGATGTTAAACCGGGTGACACTATCACTGCTGATGGTGCTTTAAATTTACTGTACAAGGATATGGCTAAAGCTGTTCGTAAAGCATCAGAATTAGTTCATCCATCTTTTAATCAAGCTCAATTCGATGCCATTGTAGACCTATGTTTTAACGTAGGTATTGGTGTTATCGAAAAAGATAATGTTCTTGGTGATTTCGATGATGCTGTTCGTTTAGGGGATATTCCCAAAGCCAGAGAAATCATGGGGCAATTTATCTATCAAAATAAAAAACCATTATTAGGATTAAAAAGACGAGCAGTAGGACGTATTGCTCTGTTTGATGGTAAGTCTTGGTTAGAAGCAGAAGCTATCGGGAGAGGAGTTAAATCTCTATGATAAATAAAACCAAGTTATTAATGCTTGGTTTGACTGCTATAGCTCTCACTTCGGTGGGAGCTTTTTTATCTTGGTATATAGCCAGTAATAAGTATGAATATGAAATAGCTATATTAAAGTCAGATTACAGTCTGAAATTAAAAGCTATATCAGATGAAGCAGCATTCAAACTAGGTAATGAAATAGTACGTAATAACCAACTACAACAAGAATTGAATGAATTAGATTCTAAATATTATAGAGATTTAGAGTATGAAAAAGAACGTAATAAACAACTTAGCATTGATGTTAGTAATGGTACTCGTAGGGTGCAATTCGCAGAAACAAGTCTTGCAACCTGTAAGCAATCCAGAAATACAGGAACAATCTCCCCCAGCATGGGTAATGGAACCACCATCGAACTCTCTCCAATTGCTGGACAAAACATTCTCAATATCCGAGAAGGAATTATTGCAGACCAAATTAAATTGAGATATTTACAAGATTACATTCGTAAAGTAGAGGCATCCAGATATGGCAAAACTAACATCCAAACAAAGAAATAAACTTCCTGATTCAGCTTTTGCTGGTCCAGATAGGAGTTATCCGGTACATGATAAAGCTCATGCAGCTAATGCTAAAGCTAGAGCAACACAGCAATATGAAGCAGGTAATCTCTCTAAGTCACAAAGAGATAAGATTCGAGCCAGAGCTAATAAAGTTTTATATGGTTAAAATAAGCCCCCAAATAAGGGGGCTTTTTATTACTTACTTATTCTCAAGTGCATCTATTCTACTAACCAATACATTAACAGTTTCTGCTAATGAATCAATTTGATTAATAGTAGCTCTCAGACACCACCAAAGAAGTTCTTCTTTTCTAAAGCGATATCGAGTACCTGCTTCTAATGCAGGACGTACTAGAACTTTTTGAGATTCTCTTACAAGTACTAAGGTTGTACCACTTAATAGCTCTCCTTCATCAGAGTAGATAGCAGGTTGTACAGGTACTTCTTCATACTCTGCTGGAATCTCTTCATATTCTGCTTCAACAGCATCCCAAGAATCTAAACAGAAAGCACTGTATTTTCTCCAATCCAGTCCATGTTTAGTCATGATATCAATTGCTGCTTGCACAGTAGGACCAGAATGTAATCTGGCATCATCACCTTCTTCTTCAATTCGTTGTAACCATCTCCATACAGAAGGTAAACGAGCTATTTCTGCAAATGCAGCAATCTCTGATGAATTGATATCTCTTGGTTCATCTTTCAATGTTGCATCAGATACAACAGTCGGTGAATTATTAAAGTAAGCATTACTGAATGCTTTACTAGAAGAACCAATATTATAGGTATTGTTAGTTGAAGGTAAGAAGTTACCTTTAATATCTGTATCCATCTGCATGAATGCAGTGCCGTTACTACGGGCTGCAATTACATAAGCGTCAGCAGAATCGTCATAAATACCCAGATTCCCGGATGTTGATACCTGGAAAGCTCCCGCCTTCAGCGTGGTACTGATAGTCATGCGCTTCTGGGTTTTGTCATCCGATTTAATATTCACGCCCTGCAGGTATGCCACATTCCAGCGATTTGGCGATGACCCCAGATTCATTGCCTTGTCCTGGTCGGGATGAAATGACGGCGAGACCGGACTCAATAATACAGACCAGGTCTCGCTGCCATCGGTACAATAAAGCCTTGTGCGCCCCGCCGACTGAGTATCGTTCATTGAGTAAAGGTTAATCCCGCCACCGCTCAACAAATTCACGTCAGCGCGTATTTCCAGACAATCGTGCACGGCGTTCAGGCGGTGTTTCCACTGAACGAAGCGGCCTGTGTATTCTCCGGTTCGGAACGCATCCCCGAACAAACGAAAAACAGCAGCAGAAGTGTCTGTATCCGGAGCCTCCTTTCTGACCTCAAATAACGGGCGATGCGAGCGCAGATTCTGCTCATAGGCTGCCACCTGGAAGTCTTCATTGGGTGACAGGGCAATATTTACAGCATTGGGACATAGAAAAAGACTGGCATGACTATCAGGATAAGCTACACCAAAAATTGAATACCCAGTACCATCATAAGGTTCTACAGAGACAATAGCTTTAGTACGCTTTGTTCTTGTACCACGAGTATAAGTCTTTGTTGAATCCCATTGACTTGCATTACTTGTTCCATAAGTAGTAGGTGTCCAATAAGTTGGGTTTACTGGAGAATACCCGGAAAAATTAGCTGTTCTTGCAGCAAAGTATTTTCCTTCAAATAAAACAACATCTGCTGTGGCATACCAAAAATCCATATCAAGCAGATATAGTTTACCTTTATATAAAGCTAATCCTTCTGGTTCTTGTAAACATGGATAACCTAATTCTGCATTACCAAGCATTTTCTCACGTCCATACTTAGCACGCACACCATCTACATTAAACCATCTAATAATCTCACCTGTGAATAAATTATAAATAACAATACGGTGGGTTAAGAAAACACCATTGTATCCATAATATACATATAGATATTGGTCATCACTTGCCATCCCTTGGAAAGATTGAGCCACCATAGGGATATTATTTATATGAAATCTATATTTAAATGTTAAAGAAACACGGTCAAATACATAAATTATACGGTGGTCATCTCTGTTATACTGTACGTGAACAGGCTCACCTATAGTTTCAATAACTAATGTTTTACCACTTTCAGATAATGCAAGTGTGATAATTTCATCGTTGTTATAGAAGTCTGATTTAAATACTTCTACTCTAGTAATATTTGATGTAGTAGTATCTCTTCCTTTCCAATTAATTATATTGATACCTTTACTGTCTTCAGTAGGTAAATACAAAATTACACCACCATTCTCATATATAGCCCCGATACTCTGATGACCTATATCTTCAAATACTGGAGAGAAAGAAATAACAGTAGGGTTTTCATTGTCCCCTTCTGGATTAAATGTTGTTTCAACAATTCTAACTCCACCTGTTACTGGTTGATGGATAAACATACGTAAACCATCTGGAGTTTCACAAATACAGAATCCCTGACTTAAATTTTCTGCACCTTCAAAAATTCCTGAATAATCAATATCATGTACAACTTTATGTTGTAGAGCTATATTATCAACAATAGGGTTATGTGTTGCTAAAGTTCCTACAGGAACCCATGCACCAACATGAATACCTCCACTTTTTTCTGGAGTAGAATCTGGTTCAACTACTTTAGGTAGTTCTCCATCCCATCTATATAAACCAGAAATACTTGTAAGTACTTCATTCTTAGTAGTTATAGTAGTTCCTGTAGTAAATGAACCAGGTACAGTTATAAACTCTTCTCGTTGTGCCCCTAATTCACCTAAATCTACAGAACCTTGTGAATGTACAAGTACAGCATCAGTACCAAGACTGATGGCAGTAGTACCAGAAGAAATGTCAGTAGGTAAGGAATAAGCTCTTTGTGTTGTCTTATCATAAATAACCTTATAACCACCTAAATCTACTCCTTCTGAGAAGTAGACTACTTCACTCTGTTTAACACCAAACTTACGAGCAATAGCTTGTTTGTTGGTTAAGATTCCAGTTGAACCTCTACCACCTTGGCTGAACATTTCGTTCATATACACCTCTTTGTTTTTCTAAAAAAATCCCCTCCGAAGAGGGGAGTAAAGCTTAGTAAAATTTCTTTTCAGTAGAAGATTCTAAAACAGAAAGACGTTCTTCTATTCTTTCTAATCTTCTGCGTAGATAAGCAGCCTCAAGCCATAAGCATTGGTCTGCACGTATTCCCCAACGATTACCAGCCTCTCTTACGAGAACTTTTTCACCAGTATCATATTCTTCCTCTACTTCTGTTTCCACACCATCAATAATGGTAGATACTTTTCTAGTTGCTAATACTGGCTCATAAGAGTCTTCCCATTCGTCATAACAAAGAAGACCAAATTTAGTTCCATCTAAACCATGAGCAAGGAAAGCATCTCTTACCTGTTGAGCTATTACACCAAAATGCCAACGAGCATCATCATTTTTAAGTTTGATAGCAGAGAGCCAACGGAAAGCTATGATTCTTACATCTTCCCAAGCATCCAGAATTGCATCTCCATCATATTCTGAAGACAGAGATGAGCTAAGTTCACTGGTAGTTACTGGCTCTGTTTTCTCTCTTTCATCAGATGTATTTATTGTTCCAGATACAGCATAAACCTGAGTAGGTCTATTATCTGCAACACCAAGACTATAGGAGTTATCCAGATAAGGATGCCAATGACCATTTGGACTTACTTTCCATCTCCATGTGTCATTACTTCCCAAATGTAAATCAGCTCCATTTGCAGCCATTAAAGCTACATTGGAAGTGCTCATGTACATCTGGAAATAACCAACGCCTTTTCTCTGCCATTCATAAAGCAAGCCTGTTTCCTGTTCGTTGTTGAACTTTAATGCTTTTATAGGTGAATTTTCTCCCCATGTTGTATCACCCGAATAAATTACATGAGGAACCACCTCAGGATTATCAGAGATACATATTTCTTTAGATGGTAGAGATAGCGTTCTTTTATCTCCTGCACCAAGCGCATAAATCAGAATGGTGCGTCTGGTTGCCCCCATAACATCAGAATGCTCAGATACTATTGTTACCGATGGATATAGAACACCATCGTAATCAACAAAATGCATTCCTTCTGATTCACGGAATGTAGGAGTAGAACCAATGATTCTAGGTAAATCAGTATCACCTAAATCAGAGATAGCTTTCCGTACATCATTACCTAACAAGTCACAACTGGATAAGTACTGGGTTTGTCCAAATGTAATATTCCCGCAATACATATACAGATGCGAGCCATCAGAACAAAATCCACTAAGTGATGTGGTTTCATCACCACCGACTTGTGAAAGTTGAAGAGTAAACTCATGAGTACACATAGATGAATAATCACCTTGTGTATCAAAAATATCTGTAGAGAAAATGCGGAATGTTTGATTGTTGTAGTCAGCATTATCAGTAAATCTAACAATCAACCATTTACCATCAAGAGAAATAGTAGGTGTAGTTGAGCTACCTGCTGTACGAGTTTCTTCTACAACTCTAAACAATTCAGGCGCATCAATTTCACCGTCTGTGTTACTTCTCCAAGAAAATCTAACAATCCCGTGAGAACCGCCTACAGAAAAATCAAAATCAGTATGGGTAGTAGAACCTGCTGGTGTATCTGGTGCTGTAGTCCATAACTTAATTGCATTATTTAAATTCTGTACTGCTATACCCTGATGACCCAATCTGTCTTCAGGTAACATAAAGTCAGTAGAACTATTAATAATTCTTGAGTCAGCAGAATACTTATTCCAGATAGAAACAGTAGTGGCATTACCATCTATTTCTGTATTGTGGTTAGAGTAATAAGCCCTATCTACAGGGTCATATGTGAATGTCTGTAGTGTTCTTATTTGTCCACGACCCTGAGCAATAGGAATGAATCTTACTGCTGAATTAGATTCTCGACCTATAGTATAAACATCCCATGCTGGCTTCTTATTAGTAAGAAGCTCCCCATTCATAGGAATGGATTTTCCGTTTATAAGCCAAGTACCATTAATATAGATATTTTTAAAGAAGGTTTTAGTAGTGGCATATACTTTGCCATCCATATCTATAACCTTGGATGTAACATCTGATTCTAGTTGCTCAAATGCACTAGTATCATCAGTAACACCATTACCTACTATTCCCCATGCACGAGGGTCATACTCATCTTTCCAACGAGCTATCTGTAAATCAGGATATAAAGTAGCACCATCAGGATTACTAATTTTATCCTGAAGGTCTAAACCAGTAATTACTTCATCTAAGATAACTACTACGTTACCGGGAGTATAAGTAAGTTTTCCATCTGCTACTGTAGAGATATAAACATTTCTTAAAGCAGTAGGTAACCTATAGATTTTCTGTTCATCTACAGAATAGATAATAGTTTTATTATCTAATGCCTGACTGGTATTAGTACTTAAAATTACTTCTGAATTTTTTACATTAGTGGCTCTTGCTACCTCTTGAATAGTACGGTCAGCAATCTCAATAACTTCTTGCTCACCTCCAATCTGAATAATCAAACGGTCATTAGCAACCAATGGTTCAGTAAGAGTAATGGTTTGAGCATTAGCATCTACAAAGTAGGATTGAGTTTGTAATCCCTTATAGAATCTCAAACCATTCTTAAATACCGCAGGAATATCCTGAAAGGTATATGGAATATTGATAGTAGTTTCACCACCAACAGCAGCACCTTCATTGTATAACCAGTTAAAAATAGTCCAGTTATCAATATTTGGATTATCAGGTACAGCAGGAGTACCACTAAGAAGTAAAACTACTTCATCTCCTTCCTCTAAAGCTTGAGATAATGTAACCAAGTTATTGGAAATAGAGAATTGAAATCCATAACCAACAGATTGCATGTAGCCATTAACAATAATAAATGGAACACTTACAGTTCCATTGGGTACTGTAATAGTAGTTTCTCCACCTAAAGCAAAGCCACTCTTATAAACATAAGGAATGTAGGAACCACCACCATTTCCACCAGACGAGGATGTACCTACAACAATCCAACTACCTGTAGCTCCAGATTCATTAGGAATGATTCCAGAAGTATCGTTTTCTACATACAAATAATCTGTATAGATTATGTAACTAGAATCAAAAGTATTATAGATACGTGCATACTTGACAGATACAGGAAGTGCTTTTAATTCATCTTCTGAAGTAACACAAATAAGTACTCCATACTTATTTAGAAATTCATAGATAAAGTGAATTTCTCCTAAGCTATCATATACAGCTTTAACTACGTCATATGCTGTACCAATAAACTTTTCTACTAATGGAGCATTGTTACCACAACAAGTATTAGTAGTTCTGATTGACATTATACCCATCCTCTCATTTCAGGCTTCATATTAGATTGACCAATGTAAGCATTGTTCAAATCCAAATCCTCTATTCTCTTACACTCTGCTTCATATCTTTGAGACCATTCAACACCTTTAGCAGCAGTCTCTTGATTTGGTGAGTTAGAGTACAGTTGAGATGCAATGTAATAAGTAAGAGCTTTTTCATGACTAGCAGGAATACGAATATCAGTATTTAAATCTGTAGTATCCAAAGGAATCTTTGGATGATTGGCTCTATACGTAACAAACAATGCATTAGTTTCGATAGGAGATACTATCTGAATACAATCAAATGATGGAGTCATGATTGAACCACATTGAGGTTCATCATTTAAATAGAGGCAACAACCTACTTCACTAAAAACACTCTCTACTCTAATTACATCCTCAGAGAATCTGTCAAAAGGAGTATCTTTAATGTATTTATATGGTTCAGTAGATTCAGTATTCATTTCAGCATACTGAACTCTTAGATAGTATTTACTAATGTGTTCATACTGCTGAATGATTACTTCCTTTTCTAGTAAAGGAAATCTTGTATGTAATGCAGTTAAGCCTGCATTAAGTTGAGCAATAATTTTAGGATAATCTTGTTCACGAATACCCTCTCCATTATTACCTACCCTAATCAGGCTTAACTCACCTACAGACAGCATCTGGAATAGTTCAGATAATTTCATAATGTAGTCCCATAAATTAATGTCGCTACATTATATGCTTAACCTAAACCAGATAACTATCAATTCCATTGGTTTGATGAGGTGTAGACATATCCCATATACTATCTTCTTGTACGGCTCCTGAGATGCCCTGAGATGGTTTCCACACCTTCAAACAAGACAACATACTGATGGTATCAATGAAGTCATCATGCTTACTTTTAAAGCCTTCTACAGTAGCCATACGAAGTTCATCCATAGCTTCAAGCATGATTTTTTCTTCCTTCATTTCTTCAGGGAAGTAAAACTTACCTGTTTTAAACCAAGGAAGTACTGTATTGAATCTCACCATCTTATTGGTATTAGGTCTAATACCCGGTCTATTGTTATTGCCTTCAGAAGCAAAGTTAAACCAGATATTACGTCTCATCATCTCATCCTGAAGTAGAGGGATGAATCCACCTTGTTGACCTGTAACTTCAATACCTACAGATTGAGGTTGGTATTCAACTACCAATCTAAATAAATCATCGAAGTTTTTATCCATAAGCTGACGTCTACAGATACCATCAACCCAGAACCAGTCACCATTACTATTGATAGCCCATACAGATATTACAGAGAAGTCTGCTGATTGCTTATCAGAGGTAGCAAAGTCAGTAGTGATATAAAAATTAAAATGCCCTCTATTCAGTAGTAGAGATTTACGTTTATACCACTGAATATCTGACTCAAGAATTAGTCGTTCTTCATCAGAAGTAATACGTAACATCAATTCTTGGTTAAATGCAGCTACCTGTCCTGTAGATACAGCAAGGTCATACTGACCTTTAACAAAGTCATAAGAGAATCTGTCTTCCCATGCTCCTACAAATTCTTCTCTCGTACATGGGAATTTCTCACATATTGGGAATACGTTGACGTACCAACCCCCAGACTCAACAGCTTCATAAAGAATATCGTTCTTGTTAAAGGGTGTGCCACTGAAAACAATTTTTCTACGAGTAGGGTCAAGAGCATAGTCTACTCCTTTATACACAGTATCTTTAATTGCCTGCATTGTGCTCTTAGATTTAGCATCATCATCACTAACCAAATCATCAAGCACAGCTAAAACAGGACGTTTACCAAAGATTTTAGTACCACGTAAACCAGTTTTAGCACCAAACATACGAACACCTAACTTATGTCCATCAGCATTAGTAAATTCTAAGTAGGCATCAGTGAATTTAGCTTCAGGAATGTACTTCTGAAGAAATTCAGAGTTGTTATAGCGATATTCGATGTTTTTTCTTAATGATTTAACCCCGTTTTCCATAGAATCCGAGATATAAATCATACCCTCGATTTCACCAAATCCATCAATTTCACCATAAAGTGCTATGTATAAAACTAGATACTCACCAAATAGAGTAGTTTTAGCCATACCACGAGAACATAGATTAGCTAATCGAGTACGTTTACCTGCTAATTCATCTAACATCTTAAGATGAACTACAGGAGTTAGATTTGACTCTCCTGCTTCACCATTAACTAACTTAATAAAGTTAACGTAATTAAGTGCGAATACAGAAGGAACATAATTTCCAGAGTTCAAGGAAGCATAATCGACAGAATTAAGCCATTCCTCTACTGTCTTTTTAACCATTGGGTCTTCTTTAATCGACACGTTCTGATTCCCCATCAATTATTAGTTTAGTATGAGCAACTTCTTTAGCGGAATACAAACCACCTTCAATGAGTTGTTGCTGCTTCGCAGCTAATCTTGAAGTTATTTCTCTTAATTCATTAATAACTCCACCTTCCTGAATACCAACATTGAGTTCAATCTTACTGGCTTCAGGACGTTTAAGATGATTAAGCAATGAGTTGGCTGCATCACATCTAACTTTTTCACTTTTAGCTGTCAACATTAAATCAGCTTGTACATTAATAGCTTTCTGGAATATGTCAGCATTAAGTACATGAGTTGGAACCAAAGTTTGCTCATAAATTAAATTAACTAATTTATTTTTATTATATGCAGATACATAACAATGAATGTCCTTAGTAGGAGTATTGTTATTTAAGAAGTTCTGATATCTATCAGGGAATGTTTTTATGTAAGCTTCAAAGTTAGTGTGTCCCATCAGTTTAAAACTTACGTACTTAACAGCAGAGATATAGTCTTCAATCTTAAACCTACCTTCTTTCATGACATGGGTATAAGACATTAAGTTATCTCTAAGTACTTCACCCATATTAGGGTCAGACAGAATCTTATTGATTTTATCCATCAATTCTTGATTGATGTTGCCTTTATGATTAGTAGGCATTACAGCTTTAAATTGTTCTACGGTTAATTGAGTAGACATGAGCACTCCAATAGCATCTATAGTTAGTCTATAGGTACTATATAGTACTTTTTAATAAAAATAGAAGATACTTAAGAAAGGAAGCTATAGAAGTGTTACTGATACATCTTTTGTTTAAGCACCTTCGGTGCTTTTCTTGGAAAAATATAAAGGTGAAAACCAGAGGATAAGAGCTTTCTTATCCAGAGGTTGGCAAAAGAGTCATATCAGTCATAATGTATTCCTTGAGTGAGATACGAACAGAATGTTCGTTTCAGCAGTTTGATTGAATTCTCACTTGTTATCACTCTTTTAAGGAAATGTTATGGATAGGCGCTACTGTTCGTCTTGCGGTACATTGCAATATAAGTGCCCTGAATGTGGTGAATGGTTTACTAAAAAGAGAAGTGACCAAGTTTTATGTAGGCCGAGTTGTAGACAAAGAAAGTCTAGAAGAAAGAAAAAAGAGCAAGAATAATGAAAAATAAGCCTCTATTTGAGGCTTTTTATTGAATTAAACATTTAATCTAATGTATAAAGCATTCACGGAATGTAGCACAGCCGGGTAGTGCATCTGCTTTGGGAGCAGAGGGTCATAGGTTCAAATCCTATCATTCCGACCAAATTATTCCCGTTTAGCTTAATTGGTTAAAGCACCCGACTCATAATCGGATGATTACAGGTTCGAATCCTGTCACGGGAACCAAAATGCATCCTTAGCTCAATGGATAGAGCAGTAGCCTTCTAAGCTATTGGTTACAGGTTCGAATCCTGTAGGATGCACCATATTAGGGAGTATGGTGAAATTGGTAAACACAAGGGATTTAAAATCCCTCGCTTAATTGCTTACGAGTTCGAGTCTCGTTACTCCCACCAAATTAGTGCTCTGGTATATTATGTTTAACTCTTAGGTTATGCACAGTATTACAACAGATTGGGTCATCTGAAATCAGAGCACTAATCCTATATGAACCAGGTATGAACAACTTACTTAGTATTAACAATTCCGCATAGGGGTATGTTTGGGTTGTTGGTGGTAAGTAGCTGGTTAGAATCCAGCATGGTTCATTAATTAATTGCCATTCTCTTATGGCGATTGGGATAGCACGCTGGCTCTGCTTAAACCAGCATACAACAGGTAAGAGCACTGAATGTTGACTGGCTTAGCATACCAAATCCAACATTGTTGCCGCAGTGCTCTTACCGTTGTAGCGACCCTGCAACACCGAAGACCGAAGCTTTTCCTTCCCTGCTTTTTGGGAATAGCACTTCAAACAGGTATATCCTGTATATGTATCAAAGGCGTAAAAACTGGAGATACCAGAGTACTAGAACTCTGTTACCAAACTCAGGGAGTGATTGGCCTAACCAATCCAACATCCTATCAATGAGTGTACTGAGATAACGTGCGGAGGTTTACACTGTAGCCGGTGTAAATAGAGAAGACGGCAAGATAGCTACTTGTTCTTAGTGCACTCTTTGATAGTTTTCGTGAGCGACTTTGCGGACTTTTTAGAAACTGACCTCAAAGATAAATGCAAACGATGATGTTGTTCTGATGGCGGCGTAATAGCCTATAAATCAGCAAGGTCTTCCGATTCCTTGTAAACAAATTCGGCGCACTGGCCCGGTGTGATTAATAATGGGCAACTACATCCCTCTAAGGGTATTTAATTAAGTATTCTTAAAGGGATGGGTACTCTCTATCTCCGTAAACATGTCAACTCTTTGCCTCTATTAATTAGAGGCTTTTTTTTTTATCCCAATTACTGCCTTACGCTTACGCGCTTCCATCGCTCACTACGTTCGCTTGGAGCGCCCGCTTCAGGCATTATTGTAGGAGATTTTATAATGGCTTCCCCTTGCGAAATGCTAGGTTATGAAGAAGGAATGAGATTTGTTGTAGTTAGTCCTAATGAGGAGTTCTCAGTAGGAGATACTATATGGCTACATCATGATGATAAATCTCATTGTCCTCTCTTCCGAGATACTGAAGAAGATAATGAAGATGCTAATACCGATTACTGTTATTTAAATAATGTAGCTCCTTATTCAGAATCTCATACTCTTGCTTATAACCGTGGATTCAGAAAAGGTGATATTTTATTAGTTACCGAAGATGATGAAGATGAAGATGCATTAGCAGGAGATATTGTTACCTTCATCCATGATGATGGTGATACTTGTCCTAAATTTAAAGTACATAGAACTGGTACTGAAGAATATCTCTATCTAGGCTGTATTGATAGTCTGAAACCAAAAGTTGGCCGTAAAGTTCGTATCATTTATAACTGTACTGCAGGTCATCCATCTGGTTCAGAAGGCATCATCGAAAAAATAGATGCAGATGGTGATTTAATGATAAATGTTGATGGTACGTGTTGCTTTCATCATCCATATTCTTGTGTTGTATTTGGTTATTCAGAAGATGAATTATCAGACAATACAAAATCTGAACCAAAAACAGAATGGACTACTAAACCAGCTTCTGAATGGAAAAAAGGTGATAAAGGAATTGTTCGAGGACAACAGAAATCTGACCAACACAATTTCAATATTGGTGCAGAAGTAACCTTTATATCTCATGCTTGGGAAAACAGAGGTCGCTTTGAATCCCCCTCATTCCATCGTTCTCAGACAGTTGAATATGATTTGATTGAACCAATTGAATCAAATAAACCATCTGAAACCAAACCAACAGTAGTAGCTGTTGATGAACTTACGGATGTCTCTGGTAAGTACAAATACTTTATTGATGGTGATTCTATTGAAGTAACTTTAGTTGGTTACTTTGAAGGGGAACCTATCTGTGCATATAAAGACAGATGGGGAGATACTCAAGTATTCGTTGCTAAGCCTTCTCTACTAGTAAAAGAATAAACCAATGGTACAAGACCAATTAGCTTTATCCTTAGAAGAACGTAAGCTTTGGAGAAGGGCAGCTACTAGATGGTCTGATTTACTCTTATCCGGTGATTTATCTAATTCAGAGATGGATTGGGTATTAGCCAGAAAAGAATATTGTCTAAGACAAGCAAAGAGAACAGTACCTTATTCTGATTCTAGTAGTTTACAAGGTAATGTTAATGCATCTCTATATACTTACTTAGGTTCTTTAAGTAAATAGTAATAAGGGGTACATCTAGTACCCCATTTCATAAATTACTATTAAACCAATAGTAAATACCTCTATTAACCACCATCTCATATCCCAATCTCCATTAGGAATAAACCAATGAATTTAGATTTATACATACTGATATTAACCAGTATTGGATTTATCTTTGGTTGGATTGTAGGAAGATTTAACTATAAAAAGAAATTACTTAAATGTATTGAAGGAATAGAATTTAAAGGTACTTCTAATAATGAATATTTTACTGCTAGTATGTATAAGGGAATTGATGCTCTAAAGATATACTTGAAAAGTATTATACTAGATAACAAAGTAGGTAAATCTTATCTATTAGAATTACATTCTAACAAAGATTTATTATCTAAATCCTCTAAAAAGAATAATAAATAATAAAGTATTACTGTCAATATGTAATTTAATACAGTATGTATATTTATCTATTATTTTTAAGAGGGTTTAGATTTTTACTATAATTTTGTCTCATGTTAGTAATAATGCACACAATCATTCTGTAAGCAAAGTACTCCCCCCCCCCCATACTTCACACATTGATGAGTCTTCGACTCTAGTGGAGCAATGGTGCTCTACTTAATCATGATTAGGAGTATGTTATGAAACCTGTTAACTCTATCGGTATCTTTGGTGCTGTATCTTCCTCTACTGTATCTGCATTGAATGCAATTGAACGTGGTGCAGTAGCTGTAGCTAATACTGCTAACATGGCAGTAGCTCTTACTGAATGGGGTAATGAGGAGATTGAGAACCTTCGTCATCATCGTGCTATGAAGCGTGAAGTAGAAGGTGAAATCTTCCGAACCAAGTATGTAATGGAAGCAGCTAAAGAAGTAGCTGAAGTACATGCAGAAGCCAATAAAGCTATGGAGAGTGCATCTCCCGAAGTTAAAGCAGTATTTGATGCATTAGTAGCTAAGCATCTCAACAAGTAATTACTAAGCCTACTCTTCGGAGTAGGTTTAAAAATTCTAATTCACACATTACACATCAGATAGATAGTATGTACATAAACACATGTGTATCCATACATATCGCTATAACGCTCTAGGAAGCTCTACAATGAGATTAAGGGTAGAGGTAATAGGGTA